TATACTATTCTATACCCCGTAGTCTCGGGATGTATAAGGGATAATATTCTGTAGTAGATCTTATGATGTAGTGGGCGTCAACCTGCTATAAATAAGGTGATGACAGTCATTATTATTCGTGTCGTGAGGTCGAAAGACCCATTAGAGACAAAATATCTTGGAGGTAATACATAATCCTCCCCCAGCCATACATTTATATAAACAATTAGGGAGAAACAATGGACGATAAAGATAGTATTAAAGAATTAAAAAGAATAAGGGAAGAATGTAGAAAAATTTATAGAGAGAATAGAAAATGGGTTACTGATTTAATGGGTGATGAATCAAGTGACGCTCTTTATTGGACAATGAAATATATACTTAGAGAACCAGATGGATATAAAGATGATTGTATAAAGAAGTAGAAATGCCTGGCATACGTAACAGTGGAGTTTAAAAGACGAACGCGCGGTCCCTCCTTAAGTATGCCAACAATTAAACTTAGTCCAACTCTAAACCTTTCGAGGTTACTTGAGGTAAGGATAATGTGTATGGTATGAGTCCTGACGATTACCTGTGCCTCACAATAACGAGAGACATACCAATATATGCACGGGGACGACACGATGACCAATCACCAGGCAAAGAAAGTAACATGTGGTTCGTCCCAAAGAATTGAGAGAGTTACGGCTAAAACCACCATTCGTTAATGAGTTATACACGGATTAGCTATTCGGAGGAATAGACCGTTGTAAGTATAGCCTAAGCGTGGTCTCTCTCATAATAATTACAAGTATGTAACTAGTTTAGTAGCAGCCCTGAGAAGTTACACTAAGTTTATTCCAGGAACTTTATATAAGCGTGCAATAAGACCATTAGCGTAAGCTTAGGCAGTACTATTGTAAAGCACTACTATTAAACGAAAAAAAAGCTTGTATAAATTGAGTAGGAAACTACTCTCTTACAGTTAAGGTGGAATTCCTTAGCAATTAACAATAATGAATAGCAAATAGTGTCTTTAGAGATACAAGTGATGTCAGTATTGTCGGAGTATTTAGAGGAAGTGAGTAATGTCAGTCACGGAGTCGCTCGAACTCTAAGAGAACCTGTATGGCGCTGTATTAACTAAGTATATAGATCGCAGACAGTCTTTAACTTAAGGTGAATTTATATGCCCAGCCGATAGAAAACGATTTATCGTATTCAGGGTTACAGTTGCATTGAAAGCTTCCTTTAATACATTAAAAAGGGTAATAATTACCCCCGAAAGGAGAAAAATAATGGGATTAACTGATAAACAAAGACAAGAAATTAAAAATATGATAGATAATGATTGGACCGCAGGACACATAAGAAAGTTTTTACTTGATAATGCTAAGAATATGGTAGATAATATGTTTAGTAAATATGAGTATGCCAGATCACTTGAAAAAGAAAGATGGAATGCCAAATCATTATATGAAAAATCCAAGAAGACAAGGGATAATCAAATTATAGAAGATTTAGAGAAATTGGTAAATCATATGTGGCAAGAAGAATACGATCATTGGGAAGAAGGTGCAAATCCTGAAGATCATATATTTCATGCAATAAATAATGTTAAAAACTACTTAGAAGGAGTAAAAAATGGCAGAAAATAATTCAGAACAATTAAAATATGTGTTGGATAGCATACTTACGTTTGATAGAGATGATTTAAACCATGTTATATATGCAGTTAAAGATAGAAAGAATTATTTATCTTCAGATGATTTAAAGGGTTTCAGAATTGGAGATAGAGTTCAATGGAAACATGGAACAGGTTTAAATAAAGTAAAATATACTGGTACAGTTTCTAAAATAAATAGAAAAACTCTAGGTGTAAAAGAAGATGGAAGAGGCTGGGTAGGTTGGAGAATTAGTGCTGGTGCATTAACTAAATTGGAGGAAACAAATGGATAACATAACAAAACGCTGGACTAAAGTTGCTAAAGATATATTAGTAGGTAGAAAGATAGTAAAAGTAGCATACTTGACAAATAAAGAATGTAAAGATCATTTCGGATGGTATAAAAGACCTATAACATTTACTTTAGATAATGGTCTTATAGTTATAGCTCAAATGGATGACGAAGGAAATGATGGTGGAGTATTAATGGTAGAATATCCAGGAGAAACTGTAACATATGATGCTTATCCAGGAAAAGTTTTTCAAAAAACAGAAGTATTACCAGTACTACATGTGGAGGATTAAAATGAAACGTAAAGCTGAAATACAAGAAGCATTTAATGAATGCGTTATAACTACACAAGAAATGGAGCTTTTTGATGGTGAACCAGACTTATATATATGTCAAGGATGGCAAGAAGCACTTGTGTGGGTATTAGGTAGATCAAATTATAGACCTTATAATAAAAAGGAGATTAAAAATGGGTAAAATAGTAGATACAGCACAAAGTTTTTTAGATAATGGAGGAAAATCTTTAGGATACGATATAGGTAATTTGCCTGTATTGAATGATCTTGATGTCGTATTGCAATATGGAATATGGATATGGGAATATAATGGAATGACAGAAGAAGAGTATTATAGTATTGATCCTTTTGAAGGAAAAACATTATGAAAGATATAAAAGATAGTCTTAATTATTATTTAAAACAATGGAAGTATTGTAAAGATTGTGATAATTATGTTAAATTTAAGATTCACAAATGCAAGGAGAAATTAAATGAATGATTTTATTGAAATATATGATAATGCTTTATCTAAAGAATTATGTAAAGAAATTATTATACAGGCTGAAAAAGCAAGGCTATATAAGAATCCTAGACATAAATCTATACAAGATGATTATACTGTAATGATTCATCATTATTTAAAAGAAAATACATATATAGATCTTATGAATATAATACACAAAGCATATATAGATTATAAAGAAAAATACTGGATATTAGATAAAACCGCTTCACTTACTCCTCCATGTATAAAATACCATTTAGTCAAACCTGGAGGAGGATATCACGTGTATCATTGTGAAAATTCTGGATTCTTATCAAAAGAAAGAGTATTAGTCTATCATATATGTTTAAATACTTGTGATGACGAGGGAGAGTTAGACTTTTTGTATTATAAGAAAAAGTTATTTCCTAAAATAGGAAGATTGATAGTTTTCCCTGCATCCTTTACACATGTACATAGGGGGAATCCTATGAAAACAAAAGATAAGCATTATGTAACTGGATGGTATGAATATGCTTCCACTGGAAAGATTGGAGAAAATATAAAATACTACAAGGAGAAATAATGTTATCAAAAATTAAAAATATAATAGAAATTGAGTTACTAAATAAGGTTTTTGATTATCTAGAAACATCTACTAAACTAGATTGGGAAGATGGAGTCAAAACTACAAGAGGCTATTTAAAGGAATTGAAAAAAAACAATCAATTAAATTTAAATTTAGAATCAAATGCAGAAGTTGTAAAACTTGTTAAACCTATTATAAATTCTCTAATTAATTCTAAAAAATTACGTAATAGATTTATTTTCAATATCCCTATAGACATTAAACATATCAACATTGTAAGATATAAAAAAGGAGATATTTATCCATATCATTGTGATAGTATTGGGAACAGTCTAAAAGCAGAAGATTATGTAAATATTGTTTTTACAATACCTATTAATGATAATTATGAAGGAGGAGAATTTTCTGTAATTGATTTTACAAATGATAGCAAAACTTCTAGTGAGAAAGTTAAACAAGGGGATATATTAATAGTTAGGCCTTGGACACTACATCAAGTATCAAAAATAACAAAAGGAACTAGATATGCTATAATTGCCAGAGGTTTAATTCCATGCCCAGAGGATAAAATGCCTTTATTTGGATTGATATATCATGCAAGTAAATCAATTGAAAAAATAAAAGATAGAGATCTAAGAATTAAATTAAAAAACTACATAAACGGCATCTACACATTTGCGACAAAAGAGTATGCTAATAAATTATAGGAGAAAAAATGAACAAAATATCTGAAAATCAAAGAAAGTATATGGCGAGAAGAATCAATGAAGAATTTGATAACGCTGTATCATTAATTAAACAAAAAGAAGCAGTAAAAATACAGAAAATTACTTCAAAAGCTGAAGATACTTATAAGAAAACTTTAGGTATAAGCAAGCAAGTGAATAGATTTATTAAAGCTGAAGAAGAATTAAAAGCAGCAAAACAAGAATGTGAAGATATAGTTAATGCCATGGAATCTCACACACCTACATCAGATAAAATGAAAAGACAGTATAGTTTTTCTGGTTATAATGGATCTATAAGTATATATGATTCAGGTAGTATGAAAAAATATATCACAATGAGATGTACTGATTTAGCTTTAAAGAACTTTGGTGATACTAAAGAAGGTGCTGAAATGAATAAACTTGAAGAAAGAAGAAAAAGAGCTGTGGATTATATTTACGGTTTAACTAGAACTAATGACATAGCTGTTGGTTTGAATAAAATACTAAAAGGAACTTCAATTAACCTTCAATTAGGAGAATAATATGGAAATATCTAAAGAATTGTGGGAGAAATTTAGATGGCTGGAAGAAAATGGAAATTTTAGACCAATAAAGAATCGTCTTCTAAATGATGTTCCTAATAGAAGCTTTAAAGAAAAATATTTTGATGGTAATGGTATATCTAGAGAAGAATGGAAATATATAGTTGATAATTATGATACTTTAAAAACTAAATACGAGGAGAAATAAAATGGAATTAAGAACTGATTTTGTAGATATTAAAGGATTAGAGTTTAATGATCCGAAATGGACTGAAGGATGGCATCATAATAGAAAAATCACAAGAATTAACAAGGGCATATCTTTAAAAGCTTTTGGTACATTCTTGCAAGATAGAGGATATACACATATAACTTTAGAATACGAAGGATCTGGTGATTCTGGTGATGCTTTTTGTTCTGAAGGCTTTAAATCAAAAAAAGATTTTGAAGCTAGAGGTGGTGATTATGGTCATGGTGAGAGAATTGGTGGATGGTATGGAAACGATGATATAGAAAAAGGCACTAGATATCAAAAGGAATTATGTGATTTATTTAAAACTTATAAAGAATATAATCCTAACGCTCAACTTGGAGATTCTGATAGTGATTTATCTGGAATATTAGTATCAATGATAGATTATGATTGGTATAACAATGATGGTGGCCAAGGTGAGGTTATATGGGATCTTAAGAAAGAAACTATAGTAGTAGAAGGTGAACAAAATTACCAAGGACAATATGAATGCAAAGAAACATATTCTCTCAATGGTAAAGAGCCTAAAACTAGATATAAAGATATAAGATGAAGTCATATAATCATTGCAAATCAAGTGTAAAGTATTTTGGTGGGAATGAAGATGATTATTATGATATCCATTCTTGGTTTGATCGTAGTAAAAACTATTATGGAGATATAAGGCATCGTGCTTTAAGGCATCATACACAAGGCATTGAAGAATGTGAGTACATATTTGGATATTCAATAAAGAACTCTGATGGTAAAGAAATACCAGTACGCTCAATTGCAGAGCAACATATAAGAGAGGATCTAGGATTTATTCCAAGTGTACAAGATTGGCTTAAAGAAATAGTACCAAAACCTTGGATGAGTAGTACTAAAAAGGTAGTAAAAAAGATGAATTTGATGTAAATTATAAGGCTATAATTCGGTGAAAATAAGGAGAATAAATGAAAGAAACAACAATAGATCGGTCTACTGCAAGTTCTAGAGATTTAAGTTCTAGAGATGCAAGTTCTAGAGTTCCTAAACTTAATGACAAAAGTAATGATAGAAGAAAAGATGAATGGAAATCTGAAAGAATAAATGAACTAGCTAAAGCACTATCTAATGCTCAGGCTGAAATGGATGGAGCTGTAGCAGATAGCACCAATCCTTTCTTCAATAGTTCGTATGCAGATCTTCATACTTGCATAAAATCTTCATTTCCTTTCTTAAGCAAATATGGGTTAGCAGTAACACAAGGAACAGAATGGAGCGATGATAATTTCTACATAACTACAACATTAATACATGAATCTGGTCAATGGATGCGTTCAAAAATTAAAATGCCTGCTGAACCAAATCCTCAGAAAATAGGATCTGTAATAACCTATGGGAGAAGATATGGTTTATCGGCAATGGTAGGAATTGCTCAACATGATGATGACGCAAATAGTGTTTCGAAACAATAAACAGGAGATAATATGGCAATAAAAACAATGTCAGCTTCAACAGGAGGTTCTAAGTTTTCAGAAGGATGGCACGAATTATCAGTGTCTAAAGCTGAATATGGAACTTACGAGAATGGTGATAAAAGTAAAAAATATATAGACGTGTGGTTTCAGGATATGCCTGAAAATATGAATATGCGTGTATATGAGACATTTAATAAGAAAGATAATACTGAATTTAAAATAGCAAATTTATTTAAGTTTGCTAATGCAGGTATTGTTGGAGTGTTAAATGATCCTAATGGTAAACATCCTCTTATTCAATATGATGATGAGGCTAGTGGTCTTGTGGATAAAGTTGTTAATGTTTATTTCTACAAGGAAACTAAAACAGGGAATGGTTATACTAGAGTATTTGATGATATAGCTCCTATTCCACAAGAAGGTGAACATCTAACATTTACTAGTGAAGAAGTTGCTGGTATCAAAAAAGGTGTAGAAGAACGATGTAAAAAAGTATTATCAGGCAACTTTGGTTCTGCAAAAACAGAATCAAGTGAAGCTTCAATACCTTGGTAATAAACCTATAACACAAATTAAGAGAGTCAATAACTGGTCCTGTAAGTCCAGAAGCGTTCGGTACGTGAGGCAAAGGAATATGTGAGGCTCTCTTAATAACTTAAAGGAGAATTTATGAAAGCAGCAGTTATTACAGTAAAAATACATCTTAAAGCATTTCTTAATTTTCAGTATAAACATAGATTGAAATTTAAGACACATGAAATACAAGATTTATCAGCAAGAGGTAAGGAAAGATTTGGCAGAATAATAGGTTCAACTGAAACATATACTAGATGTTTTAGACAATTAAGAGAAGATGGATTATATACAGTAGAAAAACTTAAATCTCCTAATTCTAATGAAGCAATGTGGCAGGTAACTGAAGTTAAGGAGGTTTTATGATAAAAGAATATGCATTTGGTTTAGCGAATAGACATCATTTTGGAGATATAAGTGATATAGAAAAATATGCAGGTATGGCACAAGATACATTTATGTCTTTATGGGACTATGACAGCCATGTAATTGATTTTGTTAAGGAACATAAAACATTATCATCATATGATGGTATGTTATATATGCCTGATGAATTTATACTTGATGTCGATGGAACTAATCCAGGTAAGGCCCAAGATAAAGCAATAGGTTTAACTATATTGCTAGATGATATGTGTGTTCCATACAGAATATACTTTTCAGGAACAGGATTTCATTTAGGAATTCCAGGTGATGCATTTAGATGGAAGCCTTGCCCAGATTTACATTTAAAAGTTAAAGATGAATTGAAAGCTAAAGGTGTATATGAATATGCTGATTCTTCAGTTTCAGATAAGACAAGGATTATAAGAGTAGTAAATACTTTAAATAGTAAGTCTAAACTATGGAAAATTCCATTAGATTCTGGTGAATTGCATTGGACTATTGATAAAATACAGGAATTAGCTAAAACTAAAAGAGCTACTCCTAAATGGACGACATTGGAATGTGAACCAGTATTTGATGTATTAGAAAGAAAAGGGAAGGGTAGTGATAAAGTATTTGAAACAGTATCTTTAGGTAGAACGCCTGATCCTGTATGGTATCCATGTATACAATCTATGATGGATGGTAGTCCTCAAGGATCAAGACATCAAATAGCATTGCGTATTGCTGCTTTCTTAAGATGGAGATACCCTGAACATGTAGTTAGATTAGTAATGGAGGATTGGAGGCAAAGAGTAGATTTAGGAACCCATCCTTTCACTAAATCTGAAATGGATAAAATAGTTAGCGATTGTTATGATGGACATAATGGAAATGGATATAATTATGGATGCAGCGATGTTCATATGGACAACTATTGTCAGTCTACTTGCAGATTGTATAAATCTAAAGTATCTCAAAACACTATGGATGCTGAAACTATGGAAAAAGAAGTGGTTGAATTTCTAAACAGAAATCATGATCCTATAGATATAGGTGCTCCATATGGTCAGAAGTTTCCAGTATACCCTGGTGAAGTAGTTATATTACAAGCTCCACCTAAATCTATGAAAACAATGTTATTGCAGAATCTGGTAAACAGATTTAAACGTAGTACATATTTCATAGAAATGGAAATGAGTCCAAGGCAAATGTGGATGAGATTTGTCATGATTGAAAATAAATGGAGTGAAGAAGAATTGAGACAATATTACAGTCAATATTCTAATGGTATTAGTAAGAATTTTAATTGGCTAACAGTTGATTATAGTAGCTGTTATCCTCAAGAGTTACATAAAAGAATACTAATGCTTCCTAATAAACCAGAGATCATTGTTGTTGATCATATGGGATTATTTAAAAGTAAACAAAGAGATAATAACATGAAAGTAGAAGAAGTTTCTCAAGCTCTTATGGAACTAGCAGTGCAAAATAACATTATTGTATTTGCTGTTTCTGAGATAACAAAATCAGCTTTTGCAGATGGGATGAATATAGCATCATCAAAAGGTAGTTTTAGAGTTGCATATAATGCTAACAAAGTATTATCACTAACTCCTTATAAAGATGATGATAATTTAATTAAATCGTTACATCTTGAATGCACAGCTAATAGAGAAAGAGAAACTTTAGATGTTCATTTACCAGTAAATGATACTTTAATAGGATAAACTTAAAGGAGAAAAAATGAATCCATATCAAGAAATAAGAAAAGTACCATTAGATTTTAATGGAATTAAATCGGCTGCTTATGCCGTACAAAGACTCGATGAAGAAAAAGGATGGAAAGAAGCTGGAGTAGTAGGAGAAAGTTATATGCTTTTACCTAACGAAGAAGTAAAAGAAATAGCTGATGATATAGTAGATAGTGCAGCAATAGATTTTGAAGTAGATAAAGAATTCTTCAATGGCAAAAACTATATGCTATCATACAAAGCTATTGATTCTGTAAACACAGTAGACCCAGATGCGAATGATGCTGATATAGATAAACTGAATCTAGGAATACAATTTTGGAATAGTTATGATGGCTCAAGATCATTTGGATTTTCATTAATGCTTTATAGATTAATATGTACAAATGGAATGATGAGTAAGCAGTTCTTACAAAATTATAGATTCAGACACACTCCTGGTTCTGAGGATTGGAATAAACAATTAGAAGCTATGGTGCATACTATAAACATATCTCAAGATGGTGATAATGATGGATTGAATAACCTTGTAAAAGGTATTAGAGCTTTAAATGATTATAGAATAACTTCAAAGAATTTAGGTAAAATTAGGCACAATCACCTTAAAGAGATACCAACGGGTACATGGGGTGAAATAACTGATAGATTTCTAGATCCTGAAGGCGAATATTATTCAGATAATAATGGTTGGGGTTTGCTTAATTCAGCTACTGATATATTGTGGCATAAAGAAAAACCAACACTTGCATCATATAATCACAACTCTATGATAGTTGATGGCTTAATAAACGCAGTTTGTTAATGAATTGCTGGGAATGTAAATATCAACAAAGAGGAGGTGATGTCTTTCTTGGATATTGCCGATACTGGGAGCAGTTAGGTGAAGAAAAAAAAGAGATTCCTCCTCACATAGTAGATAAAGGATGTAATTTTTATGAAAAAATATAAAATGATGCAATGCTTACAGTGTGGATCATTCCTTGCTGCAATAGCATGTCAGTTTGGATGTCCACATTGTGGCTTTAAAGATGGCTGAAGTATAGATTCATCTCAGGTAGAGATAATTAAGGAGATAAAAAATGACTCAAATGGAAATGAAGAAACTGATAGATCAAATATTCACAAAGATTCAAGGAACAAGAGAAGAAGGGCAGAAAGAATACGCAAGAGAGAAAAAGAACGCATTTGCTAACTTTGAAAGAATAGGTAATAATTTAAGCATTGATAGGCAAAAAGTATTATTAGTATATTTACTAAAGCATATTGATGGAATATGTTCATATGTAGATGGACATAAAAGCCAAAGAGAAAATGTAAGAGGACGAATCACAGATGCTATTGTGTATTTATGCTTATTATGGGGCATGATAGATGAGAGTAACTGAATATTTCCACTTTATTACAAGGCAAGACATAGGTATAGCTAATAGAGAAAAGTCGTCAGATTATACGCATTTTACGCCTTGGACACATCATAAAAGAGAAAGATATTTGTATCAATGTATGATACGAGGTAAAAAACCAGTAAAATAAAGGAGAAAAAATGTTTACAAAAAAACCTAAAGAAGAAGTAAAAGAAGTAGCTGTAGAAAAACCTAAAAAAGATGAACCAAGTGTTGATAAAAAGATTCAAGACTTAGTCAACGATATCTATTTTATACAAAAGGATGTGAAATGGTTATGTGGTAAAATGGAAATTGTTTTAGGAAGAATGGGGTTGGATAAATGAATGAAAAACCAAAAGTTCAAGATCTAATTGAAAAAATAAGGGAATTTAATAATGACTATATATTTCATGCCACCTCTGTTTTTAATGAAAAAGAATGCAATAGTATCATAGATCAATTTGAAAAACTGCATAAACAAAATAAAACAAAAGAAGGTAAATCTAGAGCAGGTGTTGATAAGATAGTTAAAAACAGCTATGATATATATGAATATCCTGATTTCAAAGGATTAGATAGATCCTTTCATGAAAAGATTTATTGGAATCTTTCATATTACCTTCATTATGTAGGATATCTTGGAGCACAATTTATAGGAATTAGTACGAAAGATTTTCTTAATTGTGATAAAGAGGGTATTTTAGAAACATCTAAAGAGAGGATCGCTTCATATATTAGATGGGAAAATATATGCTTCAGGAAATATCTAGCAAATAAAGGAGGATATCATTTCCCTCATCATGACCGTGGGATAGGAAGCAATAGAATGCTATCTTCAATTATATATTTAAACAGTTGTGAAAATGGAGGTGATACTGAATTTCCTATTATAGGAAGAAGATATAAGCCTGTTCAAGGAAACATGTTAATATTTCCGTCTTATTTTACTCACAATCATTTTTCTCACAAAAGTAAAGAAGATAGATATGTAGCAGTTATACATATTAGAGAAACAGTTGAATTAAAGGATGCAATTATTTATAATAATAAAGGAGTTTTTACAAATGACAAAAAGAAAGCCAACGATGAAGGAAGTAAAAATAGCAATTGATAACATTATAATACATATGTCAAATATGCAAAGAGAATTATCACGTATAGATTCAGCTGTTGCTAGTTATGTGGAATTTAAAGGTGATGAGAAAGAGTGGCCTAAATGGCTAGAAAAAAAGATGAAGGAGATAGAGAATGAACGACAATCAACTGAAAGCAGCGTTGAAGGAAATAAAAAAGCTGAGCAATAGATATAATTCTTTATGGAAAGAATATCAATTGTTAAAAAAGTACAATCAGGAATTGGAAGAAAAGATTGTAAAGCTTAAAAAACCTACACTAAATAAATCTAAGTGTGAGGAAATATCTCAAGAAGCAGATGAAGCAATGAAGAGATATACTGAAAAATTAAAAAAGGAGAACGAAAAATATGCCAAGCAAAAACAAGGCCAGAGGAAACAGATTGGAAAGATTAGTAGTGAATCAAGCAAAAGAGTTGGGGATCAAAGCAGTTCGAGCATATGCAAGTAACGGACTATCTTTAGGTGAAGCAGAAGATGTTGATGTTAAGATAGGTGAATTTAAAGGACAATGTAAAATGAGAAAGAAAATTGCTACCTTTATGAAGCCTCCAGAAAGTTGCGACATAGCATTAATTAAAGAAGATAGAGAAGATACTTTAGTGGTCATGAGGTATAACACATTTCTTAATATGATGCTTAGAGAAATGGGGGTATTATGAGTCCATATGCAGTGCAAATAGCGTATTTAAAGTCTTTAATAATAATACTAGAATCAATGGATGAATCAGAAGAAGATGTTCATGTAAGTATTGGAGTATTAAATGAAGTTAAAACAAATATGGGTAAGTTAATTAAAACACTTCAAGAGATAGGTTAATTAATATTCAAATTGGGAGCTATAGAAATATGGCTCCCTCTATCTTTTAGAAACTGCCTTCTCTCTATGGGCCTCAAGATATTGTAAAGCTTCTAATAAATCTGGAGGCAATACATCTTTAGCTACTTCCTGCGATTTCTTTTTAAGCTCTCTGCTTTCTGCTGTAGGATATAAACCTAATTCATATTGCAATGCTGATCCAAATTTACCTTCCCTTAACATTGGAAGAGTTCTGTAATAACCTCTTCCCAACTGAACATTTAAAGTACGCATTAATTCATATACTTTTTTATCACCTGATTTTAATGAATAATCTTCATAACCTATGAGCATTTTTTCCATAGTCTCATTATCCATGTCAATAAAGTTAAGTATATTGCCTACTGCTAATGCATCAGATATAACTGGAGCACCTATAAAAGGAAGACCTGTAGCAACACCTTTGCCATAATATGCTTTCTTAATATCTTCGTCATCACCTGTGAACAACACTGCAAGTTTCTTAAATTTTTCAGCCATATCATGCTCAACTACATTACTGAAATCAACACCAGTGATAGCAGAAGCTATTACAGGCGCCATTCCATAAACCATTGCCATTGAATATGCTTTCCTAGCTCTATCACCTAATATTTCTCCTGCCATAATATCATCTTTTGCATTTCTTGCTAAGTCAATATTATGTTCAAAGAATTTTATTCCATAATGCTGGAATTGTCCCAAAAGTCTACCCGCTGGATGAGTTATCCAAGATGCTTTACCTAAATCTGTATAGTCAAAATGAAGAAGAGTTGTTTTTCTTAATGCATAATTTTTAGATAAATGCTTTATATGATTATCGATTTGCAATTCAGACCATTTTTTAGTATCTCTTAATCTTTGCTTAAAATGAGTTGAGTTATCTAACCTATCATACATCTCTCCAAATGCTAATTTAAACGTAGTCTTTCTATTAAAATTTTCCACTTTACCCATGATAACACCACTTTTCCCAGATAAGGTAGTTATTTTCTGATGTATAGGTGAAAACCAAGAAGGTTTTTTGAACTCAGCAGTTTCATTATCTGTTATCTTGATTTTAGAAGTAAAGCTTCCACCTTTAAACCTCGCCTCTATTAATTCAGGGGGAGCGTTTTCAGCAAACAAAAATCCCGCTTCTTCCATTAATTCATCGACATATAAACTTAATTTCCTACCACTAACATCAGTACGTTGCTCGTAAAACTTTTTATTATTTAATAGAACTTGCGGTGAAAACTGTACAATATTTAATAAACCTTGAACAGAATTTTTAAATGGAGATCTAAGATTAAATCCTAATTTAGATGTAAATTCCAAAGCTAATAATGATTTCATCATTAATTCAGCAGTCTCATTTTCCATTCCATAGCTGCCTTTCATGCGGGAATTCATATCTTTCATCATTTCAACAGTAGCTCTAGCATAATTATCCATAGGTTTTCCTGATTTAAATAATTCTCTTGCAGCAACTAAAGATTCTCTTGTATACTGATCTGCATGAGCCATCATATTAAATCTATCTATCTCATCTACATATCTTTTAACTGTAGTAAAAAAGTTTCTTGAATATTCTTTAGTGACATCAACCCCTTCGCCTAAATCTAACTTCTCCCTACTTTTAGCTCTTCCAGTAACAAAACCTTTTAACTGATCCATCGCATCATCAACTGCTGTTTTATTTCCTTCAAATTCTTTAGCTAAAGTGTCTGATACTCTCTGCATATGAGGCATAAGATCTTGTAGAAAATCTTTATTTAATACTCTTCTATAATGAGGGAAATAACCTCTTTGTTTATCAGGAGTTATTTTTGTTATAATACCATCTACAATTTTGTCTACAACAGCATCGTCATACTTATCCCTCATACTTGCTTTTAGTGATTTACCATAAGCATTAACCCCTTTTATTAAAGTATCGTACATATTGTCCATTAAAACAACATATTCTGCTACTGCATTACGCATGGGTTCAGATTTTATTTTATCACTTAAAACAATATTTAATGCTTTTTTCTTTTCTGCTTCAAACTGAGGTCTAGATATTCTTTTCTTTTCAAGCTCTTTATATTTCAACCTCCATTTATCTAAAGCTTCTGCTTCAAGTTTAGGTAATGTCTTCTCTATAGTTTTAACCATTTCATTGAATACTTTACCTTCGCCATTTGTATAAAATCTATGCTCTGCCTCTAAAGCTGCTGTTAAATTGTTTTTATCTACTTGCAGATTACTTTGAGCAGCCTTAACAGATAATTCTTCTACTTGTTTATCAAATTGATTAGCAAGTTTAATTGCTTTTCTAAGTCTTCTTTTAGCGCTCATGTTAGGAAACATCTCACTGTTATTATAATTATTAACAAGCATTTCCTTCCTCATAAATGTAAGAATATTTTCAAACTGCCTATCATGCATACTATTTCTACCTTGATATTCTAAATTTACATTATGAAGTTTGTCCATCAATACACCTAATTGAGGATTGGATTTAACGAGAGATGATGGCGCATAAAATAAAGAACCAAACTTACTTGACAGCTTGTCATTCTTTACAGCATCCTTTATTCTCCAGAGTCTATTTTCAAAAGTTCGTAGTCTTCCTTTAGTATAATTAACAGCATGTCTTGCATCAAAAGGTACATCAAATACATCTTCATATACTTTTTTTATAACATTGTCAATTTCATATCCGAATTGCTTACTCATTACTTTATCTTTCTTATAGCGCAACCCTATATCATACATTTCACCTGTCAATCCTTTTAATATATCAGGACAACCGCCACCAGGTTTTCTCATAAATTTCTCCTTATTCTGGGATACATGGACCAGCTTTTCTATGCTCTGTCATAGCATCTTCCCATGTTTCGCCATCTTTTTTCTGCAATTTCTTTATATCTTTACCCTGCTTAATAAACCTTTGCAACATATTCATTCTATACTTACTTAATAAGCCCATAGGCGCTATTGAAACACCTCCTGACTCTCCTGCTAATAAAGCAAGCTCAGGACTTAAACTATGAGGACTTAATTTATTTGATGTGTTACCATCAATACCTGTAGTTAGAGGTTTATCTAACCCTAATTTCTTCAATCTAGTTCTTACATTCTCCACCATTTGAAAATAAGAAACAGGATTCATATAATTATTTTCCATCGCTAATTGATGGGTATAAGATAACACTTCTCCCAATTCTTTAACATTACTTTCTTGTTTCTTACCAAAAGCATCGCCTAATAATCTTCTAAAGAATGATACATTAGAGTCATATTCTGATCCCATTCCAAATACATCTCTAGAAAACATATTTTTATCTACTTTGAATGACTCATATCTGTCAAATGTACCTACTAATCTTTTACTAAAGCCTGGAACATTATTAATCATACCTAATACATCTTGATCAGCTAAAGGTATTAATGAAAAATTCTTATCAAACATATTAGAATATGCAGTATATCTTGCACTTAAATTTTCTAATACTTCCTTAAAATGAAGCTTTTCCTGCTTATTAGTAGCCGTATTATGTTTATCAACTAAGAATCTTAAAACTCTTTTAAATCTTGAAGAAGGTTTTGTAGCTACAGCCAATGGAGTTCCTTCAAACATCCCTATAGTAGTCTCAGCAGCAGTAGGCATAGCGTACTGATATAAGAAAGGCATTTTAAAATCATCATAAGCCTTAGATAAATTTTCCATTAGCTGAGTTTCTATATCTTTTATATTATGTAAAGGTTCACTTCTCATTTTGGAAATCTTATTATTTAAATAGGTCATATCTTTATAAGGAGCAGATTGGCCAGATGAATGATATTCGTTATATCTTTCATAAGTTTCACTTCTCAATTCTTTTAACCTATTGTAAAATTCTGCAGTATGTTCTGCGGGTCCAAACATTTCTGCAGGCCCATATAAAGTATAAAGTTGTTTTGTTCCCTCAAGTATATCAGCTTCGCGAGTTATATTAACTGTCTTAATAGTTTCTAAATACTTAATATCTCCAGTCTCTAAATACTTCTTTGGTAGAAAATCCCTTAAATTAGCCTCTTTTTCTTTAATGTAGGTATCTAAGGCATCTATCCTTGTATCCTTCGTTTTTTGGGGCATATCAGTGCTTCTAGTGATACTATCTATTAATCTCTTGTAATATTTAATAATTTTTACATCAGAATTAACGTTCTTAGTAAGTCTTGGAAGGATATCAGCTAGGAATTCATTAGGAGTGTTTCCAAAATGAGTTTCTGCATCAAGTATTAAACTCTTTGCAAACTCCATTTGATTAAAAAGATTGCCATCTGGAATAGTTTCTGTCTTACCATTTTTATCTAAACTTAAAGGTCGTTTTTGAACTATCTCTCTAAATATTCTTTCAGTTACAGAACCTTGTTTCCCGCCAACTGCACTTATTTCTTTAGCTTTATCTAAAACCTCCCCTATAAAAGGGCTTCGATCGTACCATTTATAACTATAACGTCCTTGATTTGCATCTAATTTTTCTTCAGTTTGGATTTCTTTTTCAACTTGATCTCTAAATTTTCCTTTATAATTCTTTAATTTCCATTCAGCTGTAGATTTATATCTCCTATAAGGATCAAAATACGATTTATAATCTTCATGATTGGACATTTTATTTCTAATCCTATAAAATACTTTATTATTTATATTTCTTAAGTGAGTAAAATATCTTGTTCCATGATCTATGATATCTTTATAAGTAGCACTTGAACTCTGACCAGATCCATCATACACTTCTTTCTCTAAACGTAAAAAGTTACTATGCTCTCTCATTAAAGTCTGTATAATCTCTCTATCTAAGCTGCTCAATGGAACTTCTCCCTCTTTTCCAAACTTTCTAAATATTCTTATTCTAGAATTATGAGGCCCTTTTAATAAATGATTATCCTGCCTATCCATTAATGACGCTGCATTTTCTTTTCCTATAGATTTTTCCCATTTAGGAAATAAATACTCATTTCTCCAGCTCATCATATCTGTTGTTATATTAGGATTAACACCTTTCCAGTAATCAATGATTAATTGTGATTCCAAAGCTGTCCTATTAAAGAAATCTGCATTATCATAATCAACAGCTATTACAAATTCTTTGCCATCCTTATCTTTAACTTTCATAAGCTCATTCATACCAAAAGTTTTTGAATCTTTTTCAGTGTTTTTAACACCCAAGCTTGCAACATGATTTACAAGTCTTAAAGTTTTCTGAACAGTTCCTATACCTTTCTTGAATACCCTGTTATTAGCATCAAATGTATTCCAGTTAGAATTATTTGCACCATTAGTCATTAATTCTAAACCTTGTGGAGGGGGTTTGTAATGATTTGGATCCTTAGTATTAACCCAATGATGCTTAACTCTACTTATATGATTCCATGTACCTCTATTTGCAACATGCATAAAATCTACTTCGTCCACATCATAATCACCTTCAAATATATTTAATACATCAAAATCATTCACTATACCTGTATTACCATGATCCTTACCTAAGAAACCTTTTAATCGTAATATAGCCATATCATTAGGAGCAGTTCTAGGGTATCTAACAGATACGATGCCTATAGATAAATCAGGATCTAATCTTTTAATTTCACTATGTAGGAAACCTAAAGTTCCATTCTGACTTAAAAATTCAAAGTACTCATCAACTTCTTTTCCCTTCTTAAGACCATCTACACTTATAAGTAAACTTTCCATTGTTTGTTTTAAGTTTTTATCTATACCTCTACCCTTGCTATCAATAACTTTTATTTCCATATCTGGATTTTTGAAATCGATAGGCAATGTCTCTGCATAATTAGGAAGCATTATTTCCCCTGGTAAAATCTCAGTTTTATCTTTCTCACCTTTTCTAACCGTAGGAGCTAAATCCCTAAATTTAAAGCTCTGTTTCAGAACAAACTTACCGCCCATTAATTCACCATCAGGAGTTTCTAACTTTGGACTTACTATAGGATCTATAAATTGTTTTTTAATAGTATTCACTAGTACATCAGGACCTAACATCATTGGATCTGCGCCCATAGCTGCTAATTGCAAATGAGCTCCTAAATTTTTCAAACCTTCAGGAGAATTCTGCATTTGCTCCATTGTGATATTAGGGTTCAATTGATTTAATTTAAGTAAAGCTAATCTTCTCCACATAGAATCGCCCATAAACTTCTGAGCTAGTCCTTGTGATGTAGTGTTGCCTACATTACCTAAAATACGAGTTAAATGAGGAGCTTGATAAGTATTAAAGAATTCTCCAGCTTCAGAAGATGTCATGAAATTTGTATTAGATATAGAATTTGAACCTGCCATTCTATTTTCTGGTATAGTACTTACTCCAATTCCCTTCATAGGAATTGATTTCATATATTTCAATAGTTCGCCTTGTTTAGAGTTAACTATTTGTTCTACTGTTTTATCTATATACACAGGTCTATTAGGATTTCCTAGATTTTTAGACTCTACTTCAGAAATGCCAGATTTCATTTTATCAGCACTTCTAGTAAGAAAAACATCTAAATTTTTGTTCTTATTAAAAACATCTATTTGCATATCAGGATCATATACGAATACTGTTTTAGCAAACATATACATATCCTTACCCCCTGATGATATTATAGGTTTAAAAACCGCAGAACCGTCTCCACCATCTCTAGATGCTACTCCATAATATAGTTCTAAGAACCTTTTAAAGTCCTTACTAATAAAAGAAATACTATCAAACCCAGACTCATTTTCTCTGGAGCCAATCATATCCTTTATCTCTATTTGAGCTTTTTCAAAAGCATCTTTTACAACTTTTCTATCAAAAATTCGAGCATAATCTTTGTCATTCCATTCAACAAAATTTATCTTACGTTTAAAAAAAGCCTCTAATAAAGTTTTATCTTTGCCTGTTCGTACTTTAGATAGCTTTTTTACAAGAGATCTGTCAATTCTTTTAAATGAAGGTGTGTTATATAAACTAAATCTTTTACCTATGTCTTCTAAATCTCTACCATGAATTACATTAAGAAAATTATCTACATCCTTACCCTTTGTCATTTCTGCTATAACTATAGATCTCATAGCATCTACATGTGATTCTCCCCAAGTTGTACTTTTATCTAGAATTTCCTTCATAGACTCTAACTTATTTACAGCTTTAGTGTCTTTTGCTGCTTTTGCTTTCTTGAGATAAACATCATAAATCTTTTTATTGAATAATTCTGTTACTTTTGCATGATAATCCATAGGAACAAGAAGAACATCCTTAGCATTACCCATAGATATAGGTTGTAAGCCTTTCATAGTGCCTTCTGAGCCTGTTACTTCATAGCTTAATAGCTGTTTGTGAAAATCCTTAACCATATTTTTAGCAATCTCAGGAATATTTTTATTAATATTCTCATTACTTACAGAAGACTGTACTTCAAATACATTGATTTTACTAGCAGTCATTTTATTACCAAACCAGTGACGTGAATATATATCGCCTGATGTAAACAAGAATGGAATATCATTCTCTTTTAAAAACTCAGTAAAGTAATTTTTTTGGATAATTTTAGAAGACTCTGCAAATTTCCCACTTTTAGACTCTAGTACGGTCACTTGTTCAGCTCCTGCTCTATGTACTAATATTTTCTGTATATCATCTACAGCTTCATCATACTTACGCTTGTAGGAAGTTATTTGCTTTTTCTTTATTAAAGTCTTACCATCTACAATTATATCCTTACCACCAGAATCTTTTCCTACCTTAAAACTCATTGTCGTCATTAAGTTTTCTACAGGATTATCTCTATATATCCCAATCTTATCACTTCTATATAATGCCTTCTGTATAATTTCATTTTGAACTGAAGCTTCTTGATGTTGACTTCCAAAACCACCTTCTCCTGGCCAATACTTTTCGAAAAATCTTTGTTGAGATATAGCGCCTGATTCCTTTTTAATCTTCATATCATTTAAAGTATTGATCTCCATATCGACTTCATTTTGCAATTTCTGGATATCATTTAAATGAACACCGTATTTAGACATAAAGTCTTTCAACTTGTCCTTATTATCATTAATAGCCTTCTGATCAAAAACATACTTTATAATGTTATCTCTTTTTTTTGTAGAGACCATCCCATTACCTAACATAAAGTTTAATAATGTTTCAGGTCTTTCTGAATTTTGTAAATATTTTATTAAACCATGTCGTATAGTATCAGTAGGTTCCATAGCCTTAACAAAATCTATTAAAGACTCCTGAGCTTCCTGAGAAGTTTGAGCATTTTTTCTTCTAATTATATCTCTGATTATTTTAACATCATGTCTATCAGCTTGAATTATCTGTCTTGATTCAGAAATCCAGCTTTTACCTTCTTTATTCACCCCTCTAACATTTACTAAATCATCTATATATCTATTGTACTCCTTTACAGCATCTACATAAGTTTTATAACGAGGTCCTATATATTCTATTTTACTTACTGAAAAACCTGTACCGCCTTCTGCCATGGGAGAATAAGTGGAAAGAGGTACTCCTAAATCTGCTAACTCTGACAATACATTTATATCTCTTTGATTTACTTTAGAATCTTTAACTATATCAGAAAATACTTTTTGTGTAACTGTGCTCCTGAAGTAATCTAACATTTCAACATCAGTATTTAAACCGCTTTTGTTTAAAAACATTTCTAAAGACTGAACATCTGCAGGATTTATAGTAATTTCCTTAGCAAGAGGATCGGTTTTAATTGACCTATTTCCTTTTGCTCCAAGAATACCAAGTACAGTTCTTAGTATAGCCTCTTCTTTATCTCCTCTAAAACCTTCTTCTGTTTTCTTTACAGTTATTTTATGAAAAGGAGGGATAATATCGAATATGTTATCCTTACTGTCTATTTCCTTTTTACTAAGACCCATTTTGTAAAGTATATTTCTAAGTTCAATGAAATCAGGATTATCAACATCATCAAATATCTTAGAAAATTTATCTATACTCTTACTTACATTTCTCATAATAATTTGAGGAGCAACTAAATCTAAATCATTTAGTGAAAACTTAAGATTATCTCTACCTATATTAAATAAGGTATTAATATCCCTTTCAGAATTCTTAATGTGTTCTATTATATCTCTAATCTCTCTGCCTGTAGTAACTTCCCACAAAGGTTTCTTTTGATTGGCACTACTTAATCTCGCAGAATTAGAAAAGTCTAATAATTTTTGAAATTTAGCTATAGCATTTAATGACTCCTCTACAGATAGTTTGCCACCGCCTTGAAATTCAACTTTACCATCTTTTATTCTATTAATTAGAGATTGATTTATTGATATTTTCTCAGGAACAGTACCAATATTTGATAACTCTGGAGAATTGATAGCAACATCTATTACAGAATTACCAGCATTATGAACACCTTGCTTAACTAAATACTCAAGTTTATCTGTTATATTATTTGTTCCAGCTTGAAGCATAGATCTAAACTCTGTTATATCGTTTACCTTAGTTCCCTCAAACTCCAAACTTCTAATTGTAGTTTCTATTTGCGCAGCTTCTTTTTCTGTCACTAATGCTTTTGGTTTTATATACTTCTTCCCTCTCGATCCATCTAGGTACATATAAAATTCATCAAATAGAGGGAAGGCTTTCTGAGATGAGGCTAAACTAGGACTACCATCTTTGCTCATAGTCTCAACAGCTTCTGGAGTTTCATGTATTAACATTAAATCTTCTGATTTTTTTCTTAAACTTTTAAAAGATACATCAGTTAATGGCTGTATATGTTCATGTTGACCTCTTCTTAATGTCGGAATCATATCTAACATAGCATACTGTGTTTCTCCATAGGCATTTAAACCATTCCTAATTCTTTGCATCTTAGCTAAATTCATTTCTGGATCTTTAGGTCTACCTTTCCTATTAATAAAAGCACCTATTAATATAGAAGTCATAATATCTTCAGGAGGTATTTCATGTCCCCTATGCATATCTAGAATAGTTCTAGCATTCATTATAACAGTACCACCTATAACTCTTTTCCAGTTTGCTAATGTACTCTTGAAATCTTCTTTTATAGATTCTTTCATCATCTGTCTACCAAATCTAACTCTCTCTTTAGACAAAGCTTCTCTTAGAACCTTAGCTGCCTCTGTTTCAGACAAACCACCTATACTCTTAGGATTTGTTAAATTGATAGTATATCCTCCATGCTCAATAATCCAAGGAGTTCTATTTAATCCTGTTTCAGACATTTCAAATAAGGCTTTGTTTGATTTAAAACTATCACCAATAATCTTTGCATTGCCAAATAGTTTATCGCTATCCATTTTTTTATAGGGGTTCTTAGCAAATACAGCTTTAAATCCAGATGTAAAATCTGCAGAAGTTATAGAAGACTTACCAGCAGCAGGTAAAAGTTTTAAACCACCAAATGCAGCACCAATACCAACACCCCATAAAGGAGCAAAAGGATCATAATCTCTACCTTCTTTAGTTGAATGCACACCTTCCATTGCAGCATCAATCAATCCAAACATAACTGCTTCATGTATAGCACTCCCAGCAACAAAACCAAACTTATTAGGATGTCTTTTCATTATTATATCAACAATATCCTGCATTGGTCGTGTTGTTAAATTATTTTTGAATGATTTTACAATAAGAGCTGCCTCACCAGATGTTAAATCTTTATTCTTTACAGCTAAGCTAGTTATTTGTTGTATAGCTCTTGTAGAGGTGTCTGCCCAATTCTTAGCAACACCTTTTCCTGCTGCTTGATCCCATCTTGATTTATGAGCTAATCCTGTAAGTTTTTTTCCTAAGTCTTTATTTAGTATAGCCTTAGCAGCTTTAGAGGCAAATTCACCTTCTTTTGCTTCTGCATTAACAGCTTGAATAGATTTTTTAACTTGCTTCTGTAATGTTTCATGCCCAGCCTTCTTAATAATAGGTTTGGCAACTAATTGAGCAGCTTTTGCACCAAGTTTCATAGGAGCACCCCAAACAAAACCTAATGTTCCACCTACAGCAGCACCTACTTTACCAGCTTTAGTGGTTGGTGTTAAGTATTCTTCAGTAGCTCCTGGAGACAACTTCTCTATTCCTAAGCCTGGCAACCCAAATAAAGCTGTATCTAAACCTTGCCATAATGTTTGCCCTACAAGCTCAAGAGCGGCACTTTTTTCTTCAGGTATATCGTAATCTTCAGGGACATCAAAAATACTATAATCGGCTTTATATCCCCCAGGATCAATACCTCCTGCATTTCTTATATCTTTCGTACTAAATATACTTTCAAGGTCAGACATTTGAGCCGTGTTTATATCTAAATGATGTCCTAATAATTTATCTAATGTGGGCATTTATATTCCTTCTTAAAATTCTGATAATTCTTTTTCAAACAACATATTGAAATCTCTTTCATCAATATCACCTAAGCTTTTCTGTAAATCATCTAAATCATCTTTTGTAAATATATTACTATAATCATCTACCATAGGTAATAATTCAGCTAACGTTTTATCAGCTTCTGCAAATTGACTATGTAGATTTTCTAATCTTGTTTTCCTTGAAACAGCTTCACCTTTTCCATGATATCTTTCAGGATCTCTTACTTCAGTATAAAAAGTTGCACCACCTTCTCCTCTTCCAGCAATACTTTCATATAAAGACTGAACTTCAGAAGTATGTTCTTTGGAAATATTCCATTTAGAATCAATAGCCTCCTCTTTAGAATCAAGTCTGTTGAGAACATTTATAATTTGTTCATATTTATCGCCTAACTCTTTATTACTTGATCCGAATAGTCTCTCTCCTATAGTAGGGAAAGCTTCCTCATAAACAATATCTTTAAGCACTTCATAAGACTTTCTATTCTCCCCAATCTCATCCAATATAGCCATGTCTGATTTATATTCACCCATTTCTGATTCATACAAATCTCTTTGCTCACTAAGCTTAGCAACTTTAGTAATAATATCACTTTTCTTTTCTTTAAGAGTTTCTTCCATAGCTCCAAAAGCAATATCTTCTAAATCTAATTTTTCTAATGACCCTGAATGCTCTAAGTTGATTCCTATATTTTTTAAGACTTCTCTTTGAGCTACCTTCTTACTTTCTTCATTCTGAATACTATCAGGGATAGAATCAGCTTTTAGCTCGATTGCTATTAAAGACTCATTCTTTTCTTTATTACTCTTAAATCTCTCTAAAAAACTTGACATTAGTTAACTCCTTTGTTAAATTTAAAGGTAGCATCTTCTAGTTCTAACCAATCAAACAACTGATTATATCTTGCTTCCGCTTCTGGGCTATCCCATGTATATGCAGTATTTCCATTTTCATCTAAATAAGGCTGAGCTCCTCCTTCTTTCATTAATGATTTTGCCATCTTAGTTATTTTTTGCAAAAGTAAATCATCAAGTTCTTTATACTCAGAGCTTCCTTCTGGGATATGCCTTAATTTAATTAGATCTTGCTTAATTCCTGTTTGAACGAGCAATCCTTGAAGCCGATCATCTTTCATCCTAACTTCTTCAATGCTCTCAGGATCTTTATAATACTTCAGTGCTGCCTGCCCCACCCTAGAAACTCTACTCCATTCTTGCACACCTGACATAATTGTTTTTGCTAAAGAAGGACTTATATATTTAGAGATTAAAGCTAATTCACTAGCTCCTTGATCAGGCTGACTTAATAACTCTTCTACTAACAACTGAAAGCCTGTACCGTCTTGTGTAATTTGCGCAAACTGATCCATTCTGTTTGACAATATTTTAGATTCAGAATCTGACAGGCCTTTAAAATGTCCTCTTTTATGAGTAATTTCATCCGTAACATCTTTTAATTTTATAAGCTCATTATCCCACATTACAACTCTTTCGCCTTCTAATATTTGAGGCTGTAAACCACTCCAGAACACCTTACCTCTATCAAGTAATTTTTTCTCTGCTTGTTGAGAAGGAATACTTTGAGCAATAGCATTAGCATAATTTATACCAAACATAGCATCATCTTTCGCACGTTTATCATATTCAAAACTTGTCATAAATTCTTCATTATCTCTTAAGCCTGACTTAAATCCAATTAAAGCATTGTCAATAAGAGCTGCTTTAGTATTATCTTTAATGCCATCTGGTCCATATATAGTAGGTCTCCCTACATTATCTTCAAAAACATCTGCTCTATCTATAATTCCCAAATCATTTATCAAATACTCTAACATCTCTGTACTTTCAGCGCCACCTGCAGACTGGTAAACTAATCTAAATTGATTAAAATCATCCGAAGTCAATCCAGTAGGACTAACATCTATCATAAAGGGAGATAATTCTTGATTAGAAAGGCTGACTCTGCTAAAACTCAAACCTGCTTTTTGCCCCTTATCATACATGCTAATAGTAAGTCTATTCAATTCCTCATCATCTGTTGCAGGAAGACCTCTATCACGTAAAGCTTGGTAATCTATACTAGCTCTCTTCGCTATCTCACTTGGCACATCAGAAGGATCGTAATTATCTTTTAAGACATATCTGCCAGAAGGAGACTTTGTTAAGTTAGAGGCACTATATCGTTCTGTCATATCTGCATTATGCCTATCTATATTCTCTTCCCTCTCAAAATTCATCTTCATTTCAGTTAAAAGCAGAGTAAGCTCTCTTTCAGCTTTTCTCTCATCTCTATTTAACTGCATTTGTTTTGCTTTGTTTATATCATTCAATAAACCGTCTAATATCCCCATTTAGTCACCTTCCTTAAAATAAATTTTTATACCATTTAAATTTTTTCCTAGCTTGTCTATCTGCTTCCGCTTTCTCTCTAGTCCATTGTGTTATATTTGATTGAGCTTTTTCAAAATAACTTTTTGTCTGGCCTAGCGCAGCATCCATCTGATCTTTAAACATGTCGCCCATTTTACCAAAAGACTGTTCATGTTGTTCTTCAATCATCTCCTGCCCTTCATCTCTCATCATATCAACTGCCCCAGTCTTAAGACCTTTTGTTTGCTTCTGCATCTTACCTATAGTTTCAGACAAGTCTTCATATCGTTCTCCAGTTGCTTCACCCAATGCTGTAGCTTGTTCATCCGCTCTTTCTGCCATCTCTTCAAATTGAGTATAAGCTCGTGTATTGACATCATGCCTTGCTTTATCTGCCTGCCTAATAGCTGTGCCCAAAGCTTTAGATCTTGCTTTAGCAGCTTTTACCTTAGCTTTATGCTCTTTTCTCTTTCCCAGTACGTTTGCTACCATACTCAGAATAGGCGAAGCTGCTCCCATTGCAGAACCCATTGCTCCTAACCCTTGAACAGCTTTCCCTGCGAAGGCAGCAACTTTACCACCTTTCATAAAAGGTGCAGCGATTGCCTTGCCCCATGTTCCTATAGTACTAAACATGCTTGCAAAAAATCCATACTTAGGTAAACCCGTTGCTTCGTCTATCTCTACTGAACCACGTGTTTTTATTGTAAACTCATGAATGTAGTCAGCAGCAATCTTTCCATATTTATCAATAAACTCCTTTTCCGATTTAGTTACAAGAGCATCTCTACCATTAATTTCAACTATTTCTGTATGAGCTTCATTTTTATCTCTCCCTGTAATAAAACCTTCAAACATTTCTGAATGTAATCTTAATTTAATATCATTTCTTATTTGATGAGAGGCTTTAAAAGCTGTGCTTTGGTCAAGGCCATACATAGCCTTATATAATGCTTTCTCTGTATTGCTTAAATCACTATTATCTTTAGGATTATCTTTTGCAAACTCCCAAGCAACCTTATTTACTGTTTCGTCTGGAGCCCAATTTTTATCTTTGTACTTATAAGCTCTTTCTAATTCCTTGTTGCTAAAAGGTCTATCTTCTTTAGATAAGTATTCTCTCACTTGCTTACTGGATAATCCTTCAGCACTAAATCCTGCCTGTTGCTCAAATGATAATAGTTCTTCATCAGATAATGGGTCAAGAGACTTTGATGAAGTAACTTTAAATTCCTTATCGATAACTTCAATAGCTTTTTGACCTGAAGTTACAACTGTATCTACAGCCTTCTTCTTAACTTCTTTCTTGGCTAAATCTAAAGCTTTTTCTATCTCCTTTTGTTCTTTAGACATTCTCTTTTCCTGTCTTTTTTCTCGCAAGTCTTGAAATTTTTCTCCAGTCCTTTCAAACCAATTTTGTTTTTGTTCATCGATATCTTGAAGCTCATACTTAGATTTTAACTTACCTTTTTTATCAACTAATGCCTCTGTTGAATCTTTATCAAACAGATCACTGAAGAGTTGTAAGGATTCTAGAGTTGATACTGTTTCTGGATCAACTTGAAATTTTTGTCCATCATTGGTTATCCCTATATAGGAGTCTCTCTCATCGTCCCATTTCCATCCTTGCGACTCAGCATAAGCGTCTTGTTCATCTTTAATATCTTTTTCCTCCTGCTTGAGTGCAGAGAATTCTTCTAGCTCATCCAAAATTTTACTATAATCCTTTATTTCGCCTAAATCTTCCTTTAAACTCTCGTCAATCATACCTAATTCATGACGCAAATCACTTCTAATAACACCTTGATCTTTGTAATATATTTTTGACATTAATCTTTTTCCTTCCTTGTATGAACATTATGTAATCTTATAAAGAACTTTTGTCCATCTATATTTAACTGCTTATATGCTCTTCCATCTTTCTTAGACTGCAATATACTATCTTTATTTGTACCTTTAGTATCGTATAAACGAGAAACCTTTAATTTAGTTGTATGCCTTGTATGTCTTGTTGTTTTATTTCTCATTTTATGCTTTTCTCTCTATATATAATACTTAATTCCCCCATTTCAAAATCAGTTCTAGCACTAGAGCCTTCCAATTTTAACATTATATATTTTCCAGATGCTCCTGATAGCGCTATTTCATTATTACCTGTAGACATGCTATTAGAAGCAACTGTCCAACTAGATGTAGTAGTAGTGCTCCAATACAATGTGTAGCCATTAGGGTTTGTGACATTTATGTAAATCTTATAAAACTTTTTATTTCTTGCTATATCCCCCATAGATAATTTACCAGTCCTTAATATAGTAGATTTATCTGTACCTGAATCATTATCAACAGCTCCTAAATAATATTCATCTGTATTAACGCAAAAGTACGCCCTTCCATTTGGCCCTGCTACAACTTCAGAAGTAGGAAGAGCCATAGTATCCAATCTAGCTCCAACCCAACTATCTGTTTTAAGACTATAAACAGCTACATCATTATCGTCATTATTCCATCCCCAAACTAATAAATATTTTAGAAGAGCTGAATAAGCTATTGCGCATGATGTAGGATGAATAACTATCTCTCTATTTTTTTCAACTTTAATATCCTTTATTTGATCACCATCAAACAAATAAACTCCCGAGGCATTTACAATAGCTAACCCTTCTCCAACTTTGCATACTTGCCTTGCTTCATTTACTCCTAAGTGAGGGAAAGAGGCCTCTACAAATTCAATATCTTGAGCAACATTTATAACCACCATTTGAGTTGAAGCAAAAACAAACAACCTATCACCAATACCTTCCATATGGGTAATTCCATCCCCCCCAAATTCAACATCAATATACTGAAGGTTAGGAAATCCCGCAGATTTACCTATAGCTGATTTTAGTATTTTACTACTTTCAAACGATCCAGTTGTAGGCTGCTTTACATTACCTATATACGCAGTTCTTCCAACAACCGCAGCATGCTTCCATTCAGCGTCAACATGCTCAGTTCCTTCAGGATAACCAGACTCTAAAATATAAGTACTAGATGTAGGAGGGTCATCAAACTCTAACTCTACATAGTTAGGACTAGATCCTGTCTGCCAAGCTGTCCAAGCGCCATCTGCAGAATTCCCTTTTCTGCATCCATTTGCATAAGACCATTCTGCCAGTAGGTATTTATCTGATAGAGGAGAGCCATCTTCATTTGTTTGCTGGTAATATATATTGCCTTGAGTACCTGAAGCGGAAGTTTTATAGATTTTGAGCTTAGCAGTTCTTCCTCCTAATCGATTAACAAGTCCAGCTGCAGTTCCAGGTGTTCCACTATCTGGAAGATCAACAGGAATAGAATGTATACCTTTTGCATTTATAGATGAAGATGATAGTATAAAATAATTCTCAAACCAACCAACATCTGTTCTTCCTCCTGCTGGAGCAAAAGTAAGTTCTCTTATCTTCATTATGCAAACTGGTGCAGCTGAAGATGGATTAGCTGTTAAATCGCTAGCATCACCTAAATCAGGATCAGTACTATATACGGGGATAATTATAAATTTATTAATTACATCATTTCTATAATTTGCTCCTTCGTGATATGCAGTGTCCCAGGGTAATGTAAATCTAACAAAATCATTAGTGGCTCCTTCATTTACCAGCGTTCCAATTGACAAAGACCAAGTTCTACAAAATTCCTCTTGCCCATGAGCTGTCGTATTAGCATTATAATGAGATTCAAGGGCAAATCTCAATTCAGATAAACCTTCTTGATGCGTAATCTTAATATCAACAATTAGATCTTTCCCAACAATTTGAATAGGTACAGACTGACCAAAAAGACCATTATCATCTTCAGTGCCAACATTATTGTACCAATAATAGGTTATTGGTGTTGCTCCGTCCATTGCATTCCCTGCTAATTGAAATCCTAACCAAGCATTACATTCACATACATGATCTCCAGCACTATACCTACTTTTCCAATATTGAAAATGGTCAAAATTAGTAGTATCAACATTAACGTCAGAACCTCCCTGCAAATCTAAATAAAAATTAGTAGTACTTAGTTCATCGCCTACTTCCCATCCTTCGCCTGTAACCGCAAAGCTAGAATTAGGATTAGTTGAAGCCATCCATCGAGCAAAAGCTTGAGTCTGCTCTTCCCCAGTATTGTATTCATCAACATGTTCGCCAGCTAGCATTTCTGATTCAGAAGCGTATTTCCATTGAGCTACATTAGCTCCTCCATCTCCACTAAATGGAACTTCATTGGTGATGATAGCTCTTGAATGCCAATAGTTGTGCTGAGTATCACCACCTCCATCCAAGTCCATATAACTACCTATATGTCTTTCAGGCCAATTAAAAGAAACAGAAGCGTCAGTTAATGGACATATCTGGCCTTTACTTAAAGTGTTAATAGGAGAGCTTTTACCTAAAAACATAGTTATATTCTCCCACTCATTAGCGTCCCCTGTTTTCCTTTCAGACCAAAATTCCATATCAGGAGAAACTGATTCAGAATCTGGAGTGGTTGGATTAACTTCTCCAGTATTTGTTGTTTTCATATTTATAGATTGGTAATCAGCTAACCCGCTATAATTAACATCTTCTCCAACTTTATATACTCCTACTTTATTATAAATCTTACTATCATGAATTAGCATATTCTCTGCTCCAGATGTTTGAGCTTCAACAGTCAAATCATTCGCTGTACCTATAGGAAGCTTTCCGTGAACTTTTCCTCCTTCATCTAAAAATAAATTATTCAGTTCAGCAACTTCATCTTGTCCATTGCCTTGAGATACAACATCAGAAAGATCGGAATCTGTATTTAATCCTCCTGCAAAACCGTTCAATGTAAATGTTTTTTTAGGCATCTTTTGTCTCCGAATTATAGGGAGAGACCTCATAAGCTATAGTAACATTACTATACGAGTAACTCGGCTGTGAGAACGATGAAGGAATTGAGTAAGATCTCTCCCATTTATAATTACTAATATAACCGTAAAAGGTCACAATTATCCTTTTATTTTATCTACGATTGGCTTTAATACCATATCCCATACTAAATCATCCTTTTTAGATGGACTAAGTTTAATAGCTTTCTCTAGAACATAAAGTCCTAATAAAAACCATTCCCAATTAGCTGTAAGTACTTGTAGCATATTATCTCCTTTTTAAATAATTTTCTATTCTAGTTATTCGTTTTATTATCTCATCTCGATCACTCTCAGTGAACATAGGAGGATGGCTATCTCTTTTTAACTTAGCTACCTCCAATTCTAAATCATTTATACGCAAGTCTGCGTCATTTTCTTCTTTAACATATTTAATTATATCAGTTAAAGGTAAATCCTTCATAAGCAATTTCAGTATACTACCCTTTTCTGAAACAACTGTTTTTAGAATTTTATCTTTAAAAACCTTTTTAAACATAGTATCTCCTTATTTGTGAAATAAACTATCTCCATAAATTAAATATAGTCCGCTTAAAAAAACAAACCAAAATCCAATCCAAAAAATAGTTTGCTCCTGCAATTAAAACCTCCAATTGACTCCAGTACTAATTCCATATTCTTCTCTTGCATAGTACTTTAATTTATAACCCTCAATAAACACCCCAATATGCTCACTTAGATTAGCTCCAACCAGAGCGCCAATGTCATATTGCTCCACATCTCCGTCATACGATTTCTCTGTCAAACCAACAGTCGACAAAAATGCGTTTACCCAAATATGGGAATAATAATTGTTATTCCCCAAATAAAAATCTAAACCTAATACCAAATTTGCTTCTGCTTGCCACTCCTTCTCTTTATTATCTTCGTTGTATTGCTTTATAATACCTGGCATATGATATTCAAAAAACTCTGAATCAGAATATGCAACTGCATTGGAGTCAGGGTCTTCCCAATAGTAATCAGCATCTTCATAATAGTATTCCCAGTACCCCTCTTCAGTAATAGGATCTGTTTCAATCCATATATAGTAGCTATCAATTTCACCATTTCCATTTAAATCATGCAAAGGAACTAAGTAATCTTCATATCCATATTCATAAGCCAAATCCCACCAATAGCCTTCATAATCATTGTAAGCAGGATATCCATATATAGGATGTCCTATCACATTTCCTCCTAATGATAGTATAACAGGCCCTAAATCTACCTTATACCTAGCATCATAAGAAGCGAACTGTAAATCTCTACTGCCTTTATCTAGGTATCTAAATTTAGTAACAAAGTGATCATTTGACCATTTAAGCCAATATTCTTGATCAGTGTACTCATGACCCCTGTTTCTAACAAAACTAGCTGAAATGAGGTATTCTAAGCCGTTTAAAGCGCCAAATAAAGCTGCATCACTTAGTGCTTGCTCATTCCCTTTGTAAAATCTTGATCTTGATTGATAAGGAAATAAAGCTATCTTTCTTATCCCTACACTATATTTATAATCATCTTCAACTTGTATATCACCATTTATATATGGTGTACCCATTGAAGCAGAGCCATAAATAGTCGAATTATCAAAAAACCCACCAAAAACAAAGCTGCTAATCGCAACCATATAACATACAATTCTCTCATAAGTCATTACTAAAATCTACTCCCTCCTGCGTTTCTTTTCTCTAACTTAGTCAATCTCTCTTCAAGTTTCATATTTAGATCATCTAAGGCTGAGATTTTGGTACTTAAATTATCTAACTTCTCCTTACAATCATCAATACCAGATAAATCAATTTCAGGAATATCAATCTTCTTATTCTTTAATTTATTTAACTCTTCTTTTATGTAAGTTAAATCTCCAGCCAAAGGGCTTAAGGTTCTGTTTAAATCTTTCAACTCCTTGAAAGTTTCATCATACTCACCAAGTTTATAAGATATAATTTTTAAATCGCCCATAGATTTTATATTATCTATTTCCTTTTTATTATCATCTACTTGCCCTGTTATACTAAAGTATAATCCACATGCTGATACTAGTATAGCACCTAATGTAGCAATAAATTTCAAATCAAAAGTAAACTTACTTCCTTCGCCTATTTCTGTTGACATCACTTTCTCCTTTTTCCTTTCAACTACAGTTTCCTTTGCTTGTGAACTAAGAGCCTCTGCAACCTCATCTACTGTGACATGACCTTCTTCGATGAGTATTTTGCCCAAGGGGACAGATCTATCATAATTAATAGCTTCTTCAGACTGCTTTCTTAAAGCTGCTTGTAGCTGTTTTTTATTTATATAACCCTTTAATAATAATAAATCACCTATTTTCATAATTTATCCGCAAATTAGTTCTCCCCACAAACTTGTTCTACCCTTTATTATCTGTATTATATGAACTGTAAAATGCCCTCCGCTATAAAAGTCCACAATAGCAAAGGCATGAGACCAGTTTATATTTCTATGATCTAACCAGTCGTTAGCTTTAGGACTCATATCTTTTAAGCATCCTATACTCCAAGCTGACTTAGGTCCATCCATATGTGTCATTGAATGTTGTTGTAGATCATGCCAATGCCCGTACATTATATTGCAACCCATTTTCCTTAAATGATTTGCTGTATGATACTGACCTCCAAACTGATGTCCATGATAAAAATAAAGCTTACCTATCTTTAGATGTTTTCCAAAAGGATAATACTTATATCCTCTTCCTTTCAAGTCAACTGCATTTGCAAATCTATACTGAGGTATATATGGATATTTATCAACTGCATAATTTAACCAGTTATCATGATTACCTTCTGTAATATACCTTTCTTTGCAACCTGCTTTATCTAAAGATTCATCAACCATATCCATTCCATTGTTGACATCTTTAACATCCTTTTCAAACCCCTCTATTAAATACTCTAAAGGAGGAGCTTTCTTTCTTTTAAATTTCCATGCAGAAAAAGCAGACCATTCGCCTACATCTCCTAAATCTACATATATGTCAGGCTTTACAATTTCAATTGTCTTCTTTAAACAATTGATAGCCTTTTGATCATGCAAGGGGAAATGTTTATCGGGAGTAACAATAGCCCTTTTTACAACCCCTTTATCAACCTTCGGCATTTAGCCTCCAATTTAGTTATGATTTACGCAAGATCCCTATAAGTTCTAGCTTTGTAAGTAAGTTTTCCACTTCCTTTTCTTCTTGGCTGTCTTACTTTGTTTCTAGAACCTTTCACTGCCGCCATTTTTGTAGTTTTAGTAAAACTGCCTGCTCCTGGCATAGAACCTTTTAAGTAACCAGCTTTCGCAACATTTGGTTTTCCATTTTCTTTAATCTCGTCTGACATTATGTCTCCTTTGTTTATTAATTATTATAAGTTTTTTGTCTTCCTATATATGCAATAATATAGTCACCACTTGCCACCTTTACTTTATCAAAGGCTCCGTAAACTATATCACCATTAACTAAAGTTAAAGCACTGCTTCCATCATAAACACCACTATTAGTAGTTAAATCGTCACCATATTCAGTAATAGACCTAGCCTCTACCTCAGCATCATCATCAATAGATTTTAAAGCTACGAAATACTCTATGTCTTCGTAACCCGATGTAACTCCACATTCTACTGTAGCAGCTGATACAATTTTAAATCCATTTTGTCCTAAAGATACAGCTCCTAATTCAGATCCTGTAAATTCAGTCATACCTTTGTGTCTTTTAGTCATCAATACTCTCCCTTAATGATTAGTTCCATTGTATATTTTTTTCATCTATAGGGTTATCTTCACCTAACCCTATACTAAATCTATGTCTCTGGCTAGAACTTGCAGTCTTATAAACTGCAATTCTGCTAAACTTTCCAAAAATTATATCTCCATATACTTGTCTAAAAAAGTAACTTGTTGTAGCTCCTGCCCCAGGAAGATATGCTCCTGTAAATCTCGCTAAATTGTCCTGTTCATATCCCTTAGCCATCACTTCAGCGTCTATCATTATATTACTAATTACATCCCTGCTGAAATTACTAATTGATGTGAAGTACTTAACTCTTGGAAAACATATTAATCCTTCCTCAACTCTTCCAGCTTCCCAATCACCCGAAGCATTAATACATTCGTCTCCAGCTATAATCTCTAGATAATCATTATGACCGCCAAGAGGATTATCCCAATTTAAAGGATGTGAGTTTAGCGCACTATTATCAGTCTCAAATGATACAGAACCTATCTGATGTAACGAAAGATGAGCTGACGCCATAGGCATTAAGTTTCTAAAAGACATTATCTCATATTCCAGTGACCTTGTATAATACTTGGTCCATGTTTTCTGCGAGAAGAAAATTTTTCAACTTGTTTTTTAAACTGAGCTAGAAAATACTCCTTTAACTCTATTTCCCTTTGATCCTCTGCATCTTTAGCCTTTAAATAGTAAACAACTGCTAAGCATTGCTGTCTAGATAAATCTAACTCAAATGATTCGTCTGTCAGAACCTCTATATTTTCTCTTACAGTCATTGTATCGTAAAAAGCATTATATATTGTAACTTCATCATCAGAATCATTAACTATTACATCTGATTCTTCCGTTACATCTCCATTTAAGTCTAAATATCTTTGAACCCCATCAAATACAATTTTACCATCATAAGTTCCAGTTAAACTAACTTGATGAAAGCCTCCATTGCCAGGAGTATCTGCATTATCTATCCATATCCAAGGAGTTGCTCTTCCACTAAGAGTATCCTTAAAACGATCTATATCATTGTGAAAATCTGTTGTATCTCCTGTAAACCATTGATTAGTTGACCCTGAAAAATCTCCAGTTACAGTTATTTTAGAAGGTTTTAAATTACATCTAGTTTTTAAAGTTAATACTCCTGTACTACCTCCTGTTGACTTTACTTGATGTAAACCTGACCATCTGCCTGAACCTTCTATGTGTATATAATCATCTGCATCAAATAAAGACGATAAATCTTGATAACTATTCCGAGTATTACTCCCTTGACCTCCAGCAAATAATACTAAATTAGTTCCGTCAGAACCCCATCCTAAGAATTTATGGTAATCAGTTTTATCTGTGCCAGTTGATTGAACATTATATACAGGAGCATATGTATATTCTATCTCTAAACCATCTACAGCTGTCTCTTGAGGGCTTTTATAAAAACCATAATCAGATGTTGACACATCAGTTGTTTTTTGCTGAATCAATGCCAACTTATTACCCTTGTTATAATATGCATATTTTTTAGATGCCATCTGAATCCTCTATTTCTGGTTCATAAACTGATCTTGGAATACTTCTATAATTACCATCCTCATTATTATGATCCTTGCATCTAATATCTAAAATTTTAACCGCCTCCTTAGGTATATCGTAAAATCTTTTATTTTCGTCAATATCTATCCTATGAACACATGTATGTGTTTCTGATATTAAATTCATTTCTTCTAAAGCATCTTTTATATATGCAACTGCTCTACCAGTTTCCATAATACCTGTTCTTTCCATAATCTCTCTTACTGTCATTATTTTGCTCCTTGTTGCTGTTGTTGCTCTTTGGAAATAAACTGAAATGCTAAGTTATACTGTTCCATAAAAAAAGCAAGTCTTTTCTCCATCCAGCCATAATCTGCAGCATTTGCTTGTGTTTGGCTTTGATGAGCTTGAATATAAGTTTGTATTTTCTGTATTTGAGCCATTGCTAATTCTGTATCTTCTTCACCTTCTATTAAATGCCCTGCTGTTGTCCACCATTGATCTACCTCATGTTGATCTGCGTGTACATCTATTGTGTTGTCAGTATCTAGCTTGGAAACATCAGTTATTTCACTTCCATCACCTGGTATTGCAGGTAAAGTTTTAGCTGATAAAGCATTTTGCAGTGTTCTTATAGCTGCAAACATAGCTACTAAATACCATTTATCTTCAGGGAAATATTTTATATCATCATGATTGTATGCTAAACTAACACCACTACCATTAACTGGAGTATCATTAATATATATAATTTTGTAAGAATTCGCTCCTCCTGCAGAAGGTTCTGGAAATACCATAATAGTACCATCATTTCCTACTGAATATGCAGGATGTTCTTTTGATGCATAATTTAAACTTGTCGTATCTGTTACTCTAGATTGCAAGGTAATAGGGATAAATCTACAATCTCTCCAATCGTCATTTGTCCCACTTTCTCTTAATACTCCTAAAATTTTACCTACCCTTTTTGTAATACCGCTTTGGCTATCTGATTCCGAAGATTCTCTTGAAAATCCATAAGCATCAAAAGGGCTTCCTACTGTTACTATTCTACTAGTTACATCTAAAACGCCTTCTTTTAAATACTCTGTTAATTCACCTGTAGTAGGAGAAGTGCCTACTGATACTCCTGTCATACCTTCTACTATTGCTTGAAATGTCGCCATTTACTTCCTTTTTATGTTAAATCCTACTCCCCAGAGTAATCCAGGGAGTAAGATATTTGTTTTAACTATTAATCACTAACCTGTTGTTTCAGCAAAAGCTGCTGTTACATCAGCCGCAGCACCAGTACCAGAACTGTAAAGCATCCCATTAACACCCCATTTCGAACCATCGAAAATGAATACTAATTGAGAACCAACTCCAGGTCCAGCATTAGTTGCTCCTGTTAGTTTTAAGTAATCGTCATCAGTACCATCAGGTCTTGTGACTAAACCAAAACTAGAACCATTAGCTTGATCTTCTGATTTATAGATTGTAGACCATGTAGCGAAAAATTCGCCAGCTGTTCCATAATCATGCTTAGCTGTATTTGCTAATATTACATCATACTTAACAACAATCGTATCACCAGCAGTAGAACTAGCTGCTGCAGGTAAAGCATATATTGCTGTATCTGTATCAGTAACATTATAAACAGTATTAGCTACCAAAGTTCCAGCTGCAGCTAATGCAGTTATAGAACTATGTACTTTTAAACCAGTTGTCAATCTATCTAAGTCAGCTGCAGAAACTGCAGTTGCAGCAGAGACAGTCGCCAATCGTTGTGCCTTTGTATCAGTGACTTCACTGTTAGGATTATTAGCTACCCAATATTTAGCCATCTAATCCTCCTTAATGAACGACTTTGCTAGGTATATGAGTTGCTAAAAGAACTAACAACTTAATTTTACCTGCGCTAGCCACTGTGTTAATGTCAACATCTAATGTATCAGCTGCAGAGTAATACTTTCCGCTACTAACCCCTGCTTCAGAAGCACCAGAAGCGCCTCCAAATAACACTATACTTCCAGCTAATATAGATCCTGCGCTACAATCCCAACCATCAATAAACATATCAGGATCATCACCATCACCAACATCTATGTCAGCAGAACCAGCTGTTATAGCTGAAGTTACTAGTACTCTAACCTCTAAAAGATAAGATCCTGCAGGTATATTAAATACAGGATATACTCCAGCTGTTGAAGTCAAGTCTAATTCGGCTGATTGATACCATTTAGCATCCGCATCGATAGCATCATCGAACTTATTTTGTCCATATAATGGATTTGCCATTTAACTATCCTCCTTATGTCCAGATGGCATGTGTTTCAGGACAACACCATTCCATGCCAGCTTCAGTTAATATTTGGTCTACTCTACGATCGACCCCAGAGTTCTCTAAAGTTTGAACTCCTACGTAGATACCAGTGTCTCTGTTTAAACCGTTTCCAACTAATGGTCTGTAAGCACAATATTTCATATTAATACCTAACATTTTAACATTAGTTCCATCTAAGTGAACATTTCTTACTACATTCATGTCACCATAGATAGTTGATATAGTTGTAACATCAACACCAAATACTTTCTTTTTACCTGTTGCTTGAAACTCAGCTCTAAAGTTTGGAGATAATTCCAAATTATTTTGGAAGTAACCACCTAATTTATGTAGCCAATTATAAACAGCTGTACTGCAGAAAAATACTGTTGCAGAAGCATTATTATATCTTGGATCTAACATAGCAGATAAGTCATCCAAAAATGAGTCTTGAGTTTTAGTTGATGTAGACAAGCTAAAAGTATTACCATATGTGGAAATGAAATTAACAGCACCTTCTGTTGTGTTACCAACAGTAGATTGTTGAGATGAGAATAATAAAGAATTCTCGATATCCCATTTATGCTCAATTAGTTTTTCTTTCCATATTCTAGCCCATTCATTACCTTCATATTTTAACACTGTAGCACGATCAGTATTGTTCATTACTGCAGATGTTTTCCATATTTGAGTAAGTCCATTGCTAGTTGCAAATGGCTGATCAGCCCAAGTTTCAGGATATCCAGTACCAGCGCCAAACGATGTACCAACTACATAGTTTTTGAAAGGTTCTAAATATTCTTGAGATTGAGCAGTTTCAGTACTACTTGTAGCAAGTCCAGCACCACTATTTGCTATTGTGTCAGTTGGATCTAAATAATATCTAGTTGCAGCAGCACCTTTAACGCATGTAGCGTCAACGATTGCATAGTTAGCAGTATTTAAATCTACTGTGTTAACCTTCCATAACTCATACTCAGTCACTGCATTAGCATCAGAACTGTTAGCTCCAATTTTAATTATTTGACCAGGTATGAAGAATTTAGGCTGTGTTCCTGCAACACCTGCATAGTAATCTACTGCTTGTCCTTTTATGTTTTGAAGATTTCCTTCATTATTATAATCACAAAAGAATTTAAAAGTATAATTACTAGTACCAGCTGTAGCTGTATGCGTTGCCGCATCGGGGTTTGATGCAGGAGCTGCACTAGCGCCTGTATCATATGCAATCATATATGCATATCTTTTTGTGTAAGACGATCTTCTTTCTGTAAACTTGAAATTAGGATCGTCAGTTGGTTTTTTAGCCACCATGCTCACAAAGCGAAAAAACGGGTCCTGCGCTAACGATAATTCTGATACCATATCTCCGAAATTATACTTTCTTCGAAGTGCACCAGTCTTATTAGTGTTATCTTCAGTTCCAGTTAGAACGCCATGACCAGGATCGCTATATAGGCTATTACCGCCTATTAAGTTAATATCTGACATTTCGTCTATCTCCTTTTAAGTTAAGTTTAGATAGACTAAAAAAATTAGAGTCTACCCAAACAGATTATCAACACTATTGTCGAAGCCTAAGATACTATCAAAAACGTCTCTATCAACGCTTTGAGGTTTTCCTTGACTATTCGCTCCAGATGCAGACGAGGGCATATTCCTAACATTTTTCATTTGGTTTAACATATCCTGCTTAGTATTTTGAGCAACATTAGCCGTAGCTTGATCTCTATTAACGATGTAATTAATATCATCTAGAGTCATTGTATGCTGGCTAGCTTTTTCTTTAAAAGCTTCAAATTGTTCATCTGACATATTATGCTTTTTCTTAAATGCTTCTTCATCAGATCTTCTGGATTTAGCAGCTTGTATTTCAGCTGAACGTTCTTTTTCAGTATCAATAATACTATTAACACGATTCTGAACCAATCCATCTACATGAGCATTCATAACTTTAGCACTATCAGATGAAGGATCTGTCATTGCTTCATGCTGATCAAAAACAAAATCTTCTTTTAGATTCAATTGTTCTTGAATAGTTTGTGCAGGTCTGCCTCCATTGACTAAGTAGTCACGAACATGTTCCACGAGTCCACTATCTTTTTTCATTGCATCGAGAACAGGTACAAATTTTTCAACTTCTTTATACCTATCTCTCCACCTAATCGCCTCTTTGCTACTATCTTTATAGCGCTTTTCCCAGTCCGTGCGATTGTCAGACTGCATCTGCACATTATTGGAGCCATCTTCAACAGTGTTTTGAACTCTCTGTTCAGGGACATTTGGTTGATTCTGGGTTACCTCAGTGTTATCATCTATTATTTGACCATTTACTTGGTTATCTAAAGCATTAAAGAACGCTTCGGAGCCTTCACTAGTCGCTTCAGAAGTCTCAAATGTATCTTCTGTCATGCCTATTTCAGGGTTGCCTTGGCTTTTTTCCATACTTCTCCTTTTTTGATCGTTATTTACTTGCGTAAATTATTCTGAATCAGACCTGTTTTCCAAGTCTTTTTTCATAATTCCTAAAATATCCTTAGCTCTTGCCTTATTTAAATTCTCATTTCCTGCTGCCAAACCTCTTAGTAATTTCTGCTTAGATTCAGTTTCCAGGTATTCTTTATTTAGATTAGATTTTACATCTTCTTTCTTTTTAGTAATCTCCATTTCAGCTTGCATAACTTTTCCTTTTATGCCTGCTTGCACGAGCTGTCTCTCTAAGGTCTCTATAGTACCAGCGCTATCTTGCAACTGTTCTTGCAGTTGCTGTACTTGTCCTTCTAATTGTGCATATAAGGACTTTCTTTCTACAATATTTTCTTTATTTCTTATATCTGTTTCAGCTAACACAGCTATATCATCAACAACTCCTAGTTGCATTAATTGCTTTAACTCTTCTAAGTATGCCCATCTGTTAACAGGCAATGTTGAACCAGATATAATCCTAATATCAAACTTAGTTTCATTAATATCCATAGACTTACCAATAGCTTCTCCTAAGTCATTATAAATCGGGATATTAATTTCCTGTGTTTTTCCTTCTTGAATCGCACTAGGTTGTACAATTCTAAATCTTTTTTGTGCAGTATAAGTAGCTTGGCAAAACTGTAAAACCACATCACCTAATTGTTTTAGTGCAGGCTCAATACAACTACTCATCCATTGTTTAATTCTTCTTGTTCCATATTCATCCATAGCAAGCATACCTCTATATGTCTCAGAAGCAGAGCCCGCATCTCCCATCATAGAGCTATATATTCCTGCTAAATACTCCATGTCAGATTTTCCTTGTTGGACTATACTAAAAAATGCATTTGATAAAGGAGCAGGCATTACTGGAGTAGGTCTTTCAACACCAGGTCTAATAGGCAATAAAGCTCCAGGAGATGAAGAATACTTTTCCCATAAATCTGCATCAATACTACCTTCTTCATACATCCACCTTAATGAAGATCCTAATGAAGCATTGTGAACCATTATTTGATGAGCTTTATTTATCTCTTGTTGCTTTCCTATCAAAGGAGCAACAGCACTCATAGGAAATGGAGTACCCGTCCATTTAAAATGAAATGGAACTACAGGATATTCTTTTATAGAATCAGGAAGTATTTTTTCATATAATAACTTATCTCCCGCAACGCAAGTTTGTTTTATTCTTGAGCTATAAAATTGAACTTTATCTACAAGATATTTTGCAAATTCCTCATCTTTCATTAATTCATTAAAGTCTTTTTCAGGAATAATTTGATTTTCAACTCTAGACGCTTGTTCCATTAACTTACCATAACATTCGTTTTTAAAAGCGGTCAATTGATCTTGCATCATTTTTACAGCTTTTTCCATCTCAAGTTCAAATCTATCTTCTAACATTTCTCCAGATGCTAATGCTTGAGACATTTGTGCCTCTTGTTCTTTCAACTGAACTGAAAGTTCTTCTTCCATAGCCTTTACTTCAGCTTCACATTGCTGCTTAATAGCATCCAACTGTTTTTCATCAGGAGGAACTCGGTAAAAGAAATTAACATAAGATACTTTTATTTTTTCATAAACCTCAAAAAATTCAACTAATTGATCCATCTCACCTTTAGCTGTTACTCCTTCAGACATCTGTTCGTTTATATCATTAAATTCAAATAATTTCTGATCATCCTCACCGATTCTTCTTTGAGTATACGAGTTTTGAGAATCATTACTACTAGATTGAGCTATTTTCCTTTTTTGGTCAGGGAATAATTTAATTAAATGTTCTTTCGGAAGAACTTTTCTTATCATTATAAAAGCTGCATCTTTGAAAAGCATATCTCTAGACTTTGGATCAACATATAAATCAAAAGGCTCTGGTTGAGTTAAAACAACTTCTCCCATTCCATTATCTGCATCTTGATCTACAGATACAAGCATGTATCCTACTCCTTTAGTAACACTATCATTAATAGCATTATTATATAAAGTAGCTCCGTTAGAATTATGCCAAACATAGTCTGTTAAATCTGAAATAACTGCTGCTAAATCTACATCACTTCCATCAATACCTATAGCTTGCCATCTTGGAGAGTTAGCGGTAGCATAAAAATTCAACATCTCTACCACAGGAAGGATTCTATTAACTGTAAAAGTAGGCATACCTTGAGCTTCTAAAGCCTCTCTTTCATCTCTAGTTATCTGTTCATCATGCGCAAAGTCATAACCTTTTTGATTAGTGTTTTCCCACTGCTTTCTTGTCCAGCTGTTGGCAAGATTATATAGCTGTCTAATCGTATCAGCTTTTTTTTGTTTAGCCATTTATCCCTCTCTAAGGTATCTGTTTAATCAAATTATTATTTAAACGAACTATTCCTTCTGGCGGATCAGTTCCCTCAAATGTTATTTTAAGGTTAGCATAGTTATTTTTACTTGGAAGTATCGATGAACCTAAGTCTGCACTTATAGCTCCTGCATCTTCCTTGCAAAATATACCACCTCCTAATCTTGACTTTCTTTTTCCAAAGTTATTTAATTTAACTTTTAGATCCATTGTTAACTCTTTTATTTTTATAGAACTTTGTGGTGCAAGAGTTAGTAAAGGAACCTTTACTTTTTCACCACCAATAATCATTTCAACATACTTAGGGTTTCCATCTTCATCTACATACTTCTTTAAAGATTCTATATGTTGATTTTCAGCTAACGCTTGTGCTTGAACAACTGCATCATATAGACCTTTAGTTAAATGATCTAGAAAATTACCCTTTTTAACTTGTTTGGGCGCTGCCACCTGCTGGTGCATCCTTAGTTTTACCTATAGAACTATTTAGCATGTCTAACACCTTCATTAAACCTTCTGGTTTTTCCTGTTTTCCTTTTACAGATATACTGTATTTTGCAGAAGTATCAGAGCTCCTATTGCTTTCAGAATGATGTGAAACTTTACCTTCAAATGAAGCCTTCCAACATCCAAATCCAGCTGAAGCATTTACAGTTGCACTTGAATCAGTTGATGATTTAGTAGAACTTTGAGTTGATACTTCCATATTAAATTCAACATCAATACTATCCACACATAAACTTGGTATGTTTATTATTGATAATAATGGAACATTTAAAGCTACTTCCTTCGAACCATCTTCGTATTGAAAAGTTACTGATTTAGTATTGCCTTTATCATCCATACCAACTTCAGTAATAAACTGCGCTGTAGTGGATGCTAAAGATTTTTGTCCTTCTGCTGCAGCTAACAAAGGGGCTGCTATTAGGTTTTCTATTGGTAAACCAGTAAACTGATTTGCTATACTGCTCGCCATTTACTTCTCCTTTTTATTTATTAATTCAAAGTGTGGGAAATCATCGAAATTATTATCATCTACTTCAAAATTCATATTCCAATCTCCACCCCATCTAAGTTTTATTCCCATAGATCTTGCAATGCCTATCACAAAACCAGCAAACAAATGAAAACGCTCGCGATCATTCCAGTCAATAGGATAAGGTACCACATCAACAGCCCTACTTGGACTAGCATTATGACGACCGTTTGGGTATTTAACTTTTGTTTTACCATCTTTATAAAGTTCATCTTGTCTCTCCTGACTTCTATGTCCTTCTAAAACACTACAATCAACATATTTTATAACTTCATTAAGTACTTCTTGCAATCTATAATCACAACTTAGAAGTTTTAATTTACTCTTTTTCCCAAATTTTGGCATTATTATAGTCCACCTTTTTCATATTCTTTTATTAACGCACCTTTTTCATATTCTTTCATTAATTTTCTAACTGCCTTGCTCTTTAGATTATAGGCGTTTTCTCTAGCAGAAATTTCAGGATTGTTACCCATATAATCCCAAAACTTTTCATACCTACTTCTTTCTGTTTCATAAGCCGTTCTAGCTTCTTCAGGGCTTTCTTCCATCCATCGACCGTACTCCAATGATCCATAGTGAGATTTATCAGTTCCATAATAGTCTTGATGCTCTTTTAGAGACAATTGAGGATGGGTATCTAAATAGGCTTTTTTCTTAATATGTCTCATAGTATCCCTAGTGGGAAGTGTTCTAAACTCATCCCTATAATCTGCTCTCATTCTAGTAGCACTCTTTATAACATCAGTAATGTTAAGCTCATCACCTTCTCCTCTATAGTAGTCAGTTTTATCAGATAAAAAACCCATACCTTCAGGATTATAAGTTTTATCACCTAATACAGCAGAAGCTTTTAATAAAGTTTCCCAACCCTTAATATCCTTTCCTGCTTGATAATGTTTTGCTGGCCAGTTATCACGATCAAAACCTGACTCTTCTGAATATGGCCCTATGCCAACAGACCAATCCCAATCACCTCTAGTCATTTCCCCAGAATCTACTCCCATATATTCTTTAGAAAACTCATCAATTTTCTTTTCAAATCCTTCTAAATCTTTTTTTATCTTACTACTCACGCTAACTCCTAAGCTGTAATCCAAGGCTTTGCCTTAGGTTTCTTTTTATACCACCCATCCTTACTTTCTTTCATTCCTTGAGGAGGATGAGCATATTTACATGCATATGCTAATGCATCTATAGTATCATCATGTGCCATACGTGGTCCAAATGTCATAATTTCTCTATGCAAATCGTATTGCGTTTTCTTAATATGAACTTGACCAACTGCAAATCTTTGTGCCAATATTTCCTGTATTCTATCTCTCTTGCTCATTCTAGTGCCAGGCTTCTCTTCTTTAAAAGGAATAATAAATTCATTCCTTCTCTGCATCTCAGCTCTTATAGCTTGAAATATCGGCTTAGACATTGTCGTGTCTTCTATTGTAAAAAGCGTAGGTTTGTAAATTTTAGCATACTGAAAAATATAATCTACAATCCCTTTCTTGCCTGAACCAGGAACTCCTAAAACAGGCAGAGTTCTATTCCTTACATAATCTAAAACATATAGATTATTATTAGGTGTTACAGCAACAGCAATAATTACGCTAAAATCTGAATTACGCCTTGCTGAATCTGTAGCTGGATCTACTCCAACAAAAATATTACAGGGTTGGGGATCATTGTCTTTAGGAGCTACATAAGTCACTTGGCTTTCTTCATCCTTAATAAAATCGCCATCCCAATACTTAACATGATCTCTTGTAAAGATTGAATCTTCTTCACTCTGAACCTCCATCATATATTCTTGATAGAATTTTTGAGGAGTCCCGCTATCTTGATAGAACTTTTTCTTTCTTTCCATTTCCTTGTGTCCAAACCAAGAAGGCCATAAAGGAGTCCCATCTTTTTGTAAAGCCTTATACGTGATTACCTTCCAACTGTAATCATCTTTTTCTTTTTCAGCTTGTTCATACCCAACCAAAATCTTTTGTATAAATGAGTCATAATGAACTGGAGTTCCATTTATTCTAAGTCTTCCAGTCTTCGGTTCCAAGGCAGGAAAGACGACCGCGGTAACAAGGTTTGAGATTTTCGACCTTGATTCTGCGGTAACCGTGTTGTTTTCGTCTTCGAAGTCATCAAGAACGATGAGATCATAACGTTTATGCAACTTAGCACCACCACGAATACCAGACAAATTAGACTTAGAAATAAGTTTACACCCGTTTTTAAGTTCGATATCATCTTCTGTCCACTTCCTTCCTCTTAAGTCACCAAAATAATACTTCAGTTGATCATTAAACTCTAAATGATATTTTATATAGTCTAAATTAGGAACTGATATTTTAGAACTTGCAGCAACCCATCCATAAAATAGAGGATCATCTTTTGCAAAACAAAAATCATGTAAAATATTACATTTAGTCAAAACAGTCTTTCCATGTCCTCTTGGAAGAATAATAGCTGTTTGCCTTTCTTCTTTATCAGCTAGCACATCTGCAACTTCATAATGAAAAAATGGAGTCTCAGATCTTAGGAAATCATCAGGTAAAAACAACTTACCAAAAGCGATTAAATCTGTATACGCTAACCTTAGATCTTCCTCTGCTTTATTTACATTCTTTGAGTTTATATTAGACAAATATCCTCCAAATCTAGTAAGATAGATTACAGAACTTTAAACTCATTTACAAATTTTATTTCAAAAAACTATCCTAAAAGCTTGTCAAACATTCCTCTAAACGAGCCTAAAATACCAGAAGGTCTGTCAGGTGCATGAAAAGATGTGAGTTCTTCATGTTGACCCGTTCTCTTGTATATCTGATGTATTCCTCCTAAAGGATTCTTAGGCCTATTTAAACCTAATATACCTTTTGGGACGTCTAAAACTCCACCAATTACATTTTTAGCCAGACCTAATACTTTAGGAGCTAATCTAAGACCTACGAGACCCATTAAACCTTTCCCAAATTTATTAGCCATCGAATTCTTCCTCCCATTCGTTATTATTTCTTATAGTGTTCAAAATTTCTTTATGTGTATATTTATCTATTCCATATAAAGAGCGAGGTTTCCTATTTTCATACGACAAAATAACCTTAGTTCCGTCTAAACTCTTTCTAGCATCTTTCAAAGAATTACATAAACAATCTTCTATCATTGTATCAGTTACATTATCAGTGTCTACAATAACATAATATCTATTTTTTAAATAAGGAACTCCATCTATAGCTTCAAAAATACTCATTAGACTACTGGTGCCGTGTTATCTTCTGGATCATAATCTACAATTTGGCTAGCTTGTATATTACCTAGAGTTCCAGGGCAATTTCCATATACCTCATTAATTCCATCAGTCCCTGTAGTATCTCCATCTTCTCCAAGTCTCCAGTATACTTTTGTGGTATCTGTACGAACATTAGTGGCGTCAATAGGAGTGCCATCATTATATAATAGATTGACATCAGATTGTGATAAGGCTATATTTTTAAAATAGCAAATTTCATTCATAAAACCCTGAAATTCATACGTACTAGAATCAGAAGCTGATACTCCAAAAGCAATATCTGCATCATCTTGATCTATTAAAGCAGGAGAATTAGGCAGTCCTGTTCCTCCCATATTCATAAGTTCGCCATCAACATAAAACTTAGGTCTATCTGAAGCATTTGATTCAGAGCCATCATATGTAAAAACTATATGTCTCCATGTCCTATTCCATAAGTCTATAGTCGTCTTCGTTGCTGTTATTGTTCTAAGGACACCTCCATTAACAGGGTAAGCGTACAATACTCCACGTGATCCTGCTCCTGGGTAGATTCCTATCTGATAATCGTTTGCTGCTGGAGAGGTCTTCTTTTTTGTAATTAGCCATTGCATGGTATGTGTGTGTGATTGCATCCAAAAAGACCAACTAAAAGCGCTGTATGTGCCACCTATTTGATGATCAAAATTTGCATGATGAGGAACATCTATTTTGTCGGCAGTCCCATCAAAATAAATACATTTAGTAGAATATTCAGCTTTAGGGGTGAGTGAAGCTCTTCTAGATGCAAACATTAGTCTTTTATAAAACCTAATCTAAACACTATAGAACTCTCATCATAATCTGCAGCTGATTGTTGCATACCCCATATATATAAACTTGTACTATCGGATGCAGCCTTGCAAACCATACCTATATTACCTTTACTCCCAACCATAACAACACCAAGATCTTTTGCATTAGTTATAGAAACAATACCACATGTTCCTTGAAGTTCAGCTAAAGTATTATCGCCATCTGATGAGAGAGCATCTCCTGTTGCCATTACACCCGAAGAATCGGTTATATCTGTACTTGAAGATGTTACAACTAGATCTACAGTTCCTACATCATTATCATCTACAAGCATAACAACAGACTGTAAAATTGCTGAACCTCCTTTTACTGCTACTGCATTTGGAACTTCTGTCACCTTAAATAAAAGATCTCCTGCAGCGCTACTGCCTTGATCATCTACATCAGCTGCTACAGTAACATCTATTAAATCTACATCCATTTTGTTCAGTTTCTCTTGAACTGAATACTTCTTTAATTGTGTTTCTGCCATTTTTTCCTCCTGTCCTAAGCATTGGCTATGCGTGAACGGACTGTTTAGTTATTATTAATATTTCTTATATGATCCTTATAAGCCTTTTCTATTGCTGGGTTTTCATCTAAAAGCTTCAACCATTCTTTTAAAGGTATTTGCTCCGATAACCACATATCAAGATACTTCTTCGCCATTTCTTCCATTAATCATTGCCAAACCAAAGTCTGTCCTTAATAGCCTCCCATATCTCCTCACCTGTAGGAGCGGGCATTGTATCTTTACTAAAATTATATTTATACCTTTTTATAGCACCTTGAGTAGGTCTATTTAACCTCTCATCAGCAAACTTCTCCTCTAAGTACCCCATTCTTACTAAAATATCTTGAGCCTTTTTAACCTTTTCATTGGTTGTGTAAACGTTGCTTGCTTCATTGAATATCTTCCATGATTCAGGTTCAAATCTTAAAGTGTCTTGGACTCCTTGAGGCTTTATAGAGGAATAATAAATTCCTCCTCTAGTTAGTTCACCCCCGCCTGTAACTTTCCATCTTTCTTTCGCCATTATATTCCTGCCTTGTAATTATTATTGACAATTCTGTAGAAATTATTAGAACTCTTCTTTTTCTTCTTTTTAGCAGAACTGTAAGATCTTCTTAGTGATCCAGTATTAAGTTCATTTGAATCTTGATTATGTCCTATTTCTATAATATCAGCCATTATTAGCCTTTATCTCCTTTGGTCTTTCAGCATTCTCTAAAGACTTTTTATCAAACCCTTGAAACACTGCTCCTGTGAGCTGCGTCACTTGAGTCTTATTCTTATCTTCCATGTCCATTATATCAGACAATTTAAACAATGCCTTTAATTTTGTCTCTTCTTTAGTACCATTTTGTGCTATCTGGTTTATACCTCCAATAACACTTTTCTCATCTATGCCTAACTCTTCTAAAACAGGTTTTAATTCTTCTTTCATAGCTGTCTTTACCCTCGTTGTTTTTATTAATTGTCCAGCACGTAATCCTGCATAGTGCGGGTCATTTGTCGGAAACGCCTTTAGATACGCCATACGTGCATCCATACCAGATGCTAAATACTGGACAAAAAGCTCTTCTTTAGTAGATAGTTTCTCTCTATCTTCAATTCTCTGCACTCTATCTATATTACCACCTAAAGAGTATATGTTGATCCTTTTAGACGTATCCATCTTTGTCTTAGAATTAACAATAAAAGTACCTGTACAAGTACCTATATACGTAACCTCTCTTACCTTTCCTTTAGACTTCATCATAGTACCCTTACGTAGTATCTGCAGTATACATCCATCGTCTGCTTTTACCCAATCACTTAAGTGACCATCCCTCCAATCCTCGATATACGTAATATTAGAAGGTACTTCGTCAACTGATTCAAAGACTGTGTGTTCTATCTTATTTACTTTATAGTATCTCATACATCTCCAATCCCGCCAAGGGATTGGGTTATATTAACTAATCGCAAGACCACAATCACATATCCTGTCAATCAACTTCTGTAACTTCCTAGGCACTTTTATTAGCCTACCGTCTATCTCAAAACTAAGTGTATCTGCATCACTGAAATCCTCAGATAAATGTTCCACCTCTCCAGTTTCAGTATCATACACTATTCTTAATTCATATGTCTTAATTGCCATTATAATGTCCTTTCGAATGTAGCTATCCCCTGGGAAAATTATTAATTTTAACCTTAAATTTCCTCGAGAGCCAGTCATTTCTCCCTTACTCTGATTTATATTAAGACAATTTTTATCGGTTATTGGGGACAATCTCATAATCCTATTTGGTGAGTAACCCAACTTCTGACCCTAAGAGCAGAACTATTGCAAGTGTACTTTCAGGGTGATAGCTAAATTTAATCAGCTACCGATTCTAAAATATAATATAGAAAAAAATACAATGCAAATATTATTTAGGGAGGTTTTGAAAATAGTAGCATTTTATCGTGTGCCCTTTATTATTGTAGTACCCCCCTATCGGTGGGTTTTTGATATATCAAATTAAGTTATTTTTGAATTTATTTATTAGAATTTTTTTGAATATTTATTAACTAAGGAGAATAAAATGAAAGACCTAGGTAAATTAGTAGATCAGTATCTGGAAGAGTTTAAAGAAGCAGAAATGTATGGTGGCTGGAGCAGAACATTAAAGAAAAAGTTACCAAGTAAACAACAAGTAAGAATGGCATTCATTGAAGATATTCAAGAGATAGGTAAAGTTAAACCTGAACTTAAAGATAAAGTAGATGCAATTCTTAAAGGCTTCGAGTAGTATTAATTGAGCGTGTACATTACGTATGCGCTCTTTTTTTTTTATCCTTTAGTGTTCTTATGATTATTATAACCAACTTATACTAAACAGAGAGAGAGGTATATCTATGAATACTATAGTTATTAAGTATTATAAAAATGATTGTGGTATCGTAACAAGGCATTTAAATATATCTGATATGTCGATATTAGATAGTGCTAAATACATTGCAGGATACTGTCAGGCTTTGGTAGATCAAGGCTTTGAGGTAGTTATTGATTAGGGAGGTTGTATATGGTAGAACTATACGAGATTCAAGGGTATGATGATATAAACAGTGATATCAGACATAGGTTAAAAGGGTTAGAGGAAGATAGTGATTTACGTACAATACTAGGTCCTCAGTTATACACTGTATTCATGTATGAAACGGGTAGAATAGACGATGAGCATTATATTTGGAGAAAAGCCTCATTAGAAAAGTATTCAATGAAATTTTGGTTTGTTCTACCCAACGGTTTTGAGATATCAGAGCCGAATCTGTAGAGTAGTGGTGTCGTACAGCATCACTACTTTACTAAAATCTAAACAAAGGAGGTATCTTATGAGTAATCCATGGGATAGTTTCAAGCCTGATGATTGGCAAGCTTGTTTAGCTCTACAAATGAAGCTAATTAAGCACACCAGAAATCAGGATGGTAAGCGTTGCTATGCTTATCTTGACCTTTGTAATACACATTGGCCAAGAAAGAATGGTAAATGGTTTGCCAATTGTCCAGTTCCTCGTGAATTATTGCGAGAAGCTGCTAGACTAGCTAAGCCTTGGTTAACAAGGTAGTTAGTCAATACCCAGTGCTTATATAGGCTGGGTTTAGAATATATAA